TCACAAATCAAATTCAAACTTGATGGAATCGAAGGCGAAGTAGTCAACCCTGGAGATTGGTTCGGTAGAAAGGAACAACATGCCAAGCAAGGTTAGCGCTAAGCCGCGTACAATACCCGAACTTTTCGCGGCATTAGAGGCCGTGCGTTTCACATATGAAAAATAACACTACCACTATGACCATACGTCAATTCAACATCGCCGTAGAGCAGGCCGACAAGCTCACAGGCTATCTGCTGGACACCCGCAGCGTCCAAGAATTGATCTGGATGCTCGTAAGCATGGGTCACTTGGGAGCCGCGACTTTTCTGCGCGATGCGTACGAGGATTTGCAGGCGATGGACTTTGTTGACAAGCTGAACGCCGTTGCCGGCGGGATGAAACCTTGGAAACACCAGAACAACGGGAGCTAGTATCGATGGCCGATCAGCTTGTGTCAGCTAGAGCGGCAGTCGGTTTCTATGCGCGGTCGGCAATATCAAAGGGCGAAAGTTTCCCCCATGACTTGGCCCGCATAGACGAAAATTTCAACGCTGCCAAATCAGCCTACGAAGCTGTTTGCAAGCGCTTTGAAATTCCCGCATACGCAACCTACAACGAAGATTAATTATGACTACACCAACAGACAAACAGCATACGCCAGGATCGTGGATGCTAGCAGAATCAGGAATCTACTCGGTTAAACGAGATATGCGCTTGGCCGTTGTCCACACATTGGCAGATGGTAAACGCAATGATGAGCTACTGATTGAAAGCGAAGCCAACGCGCGATTAATCGCTGCTGCCCCTGAACTTCTGCATGCCCTAGAAACGGCTCAAGCCACAATCGAACGCCTGCAACACGCGCCCGGAAGCGCTAACCGCACACTGCTAGACGGCACGCTATACGTGATCAAGGCTGCAATCTCAAAGGCTACTGAGATATGAAAATAACAATCAATCGGTTTTTAGTCGCTCGCCCCACAATCCAATGCATTGACCCAAGGGATAAACTCATAGGCTGCTGGCTTTACTCCGGCTCCACGCACAAAGACCCAACAGCCGCCCTCTCTCCGAGGTTCGATACTTCGTTAGACCTAATCCACTGGTGCCACAAAAATGGCTGGGTGTCCTACGGAGACACGTACCTTTACGAACCATAGCAGACCCCCACAAACGCCTCCCGGCATCAAGCCCCGTAGTCAACCCTACGGGGTTTTTTCTTGCCTACATGCTCCCATAGGAGTTTATTGCCCTCAGCATGCCAAAAGCCCTTTGGACCACTGAACAGGCGAAAGCCTTCGGTGCTATCGGCGGTCAAACCACTAAGCTGAAGGCTGAACTTAAGCGGAAACTCAAAACCGCCAACACCTCAGAACAGGCGGACGACTTTCAAGTCAGACGTTTATTGCGTGTGCGCAAACAACTCAATCTCCTTGACGATGCAATAGAACTCGAACTCAAAGACCCGCGCAAGGCTGATGGTCAAAGGGTTAGCTGGCTCGCGACAGCATCACAAAGGCTCAGTGATCAAGAGTTCGCGCACAGTGGCAGGAGCAAACCCGGCAACCTACGCCCTACCACACGCGGGCCGGTGAAGAGCACGATGGTAGTGCCAGGAGGACAGAACGCGCCACCGTCGGCGGCTCCTGAACCTGCACCCGATCCACCGGTCACGCCTACGCCCTCACCTTCAGACCCTGGCGCACAGTCACCAGGGTAAGCATGCTTATTCCTTGGGCTGGACCGTCCCCACGGTGTCGCGCCGGCACCCCCCCTTGCGCTGTGCCATGCGCGTCTATACCTCCCTGTAGCACGACAGAGCATATTTCGGAACTTCGTGAAGGCTACTTCCGGAAGTTCTGTGTAAGGTTTCCGGATTGTGAAAGGAGAGTGTGTCGTGAAAAAAATAAGTTATGAATTTTTGAGGAAGTCGCGTGATGTGATATTCGCCTGGGGAGTAGATTACGTGGGCATGGTTCAATATGGGCAGGGTACACCCTCGGTTAGGGCACTGAAGCTGTAAGAGTTGTCAGTCTCTCTGGTGCAGTTGCTCTGTAACCAGTTGCTAGTTAGGCTTCAGGACGATCCGTGAGGATCAGCTACGGGTGTTCCACGGCCAGCGATAACCTGGGGCAAGTGCGTTTCCCTAAGCGCGTAGTTGAGGAGGCGTCCGGCAAGGGATAGTCCCCACGACAGGCAGCAGATAAAGGAGGCGACGTAAGTCAGAGCCTCCAACTTGTTTGCGCGGTCTAATTTATAACGCGCCATCGCAGACCCTTCAGGGGAAGGCTGTACGACCCAAGCGCGGAACCCATGACATGAGGGTTCAATCATAAATCGGGTAAGTGGTTGCGGATCCTTGGAGTCTAACCAAGTTTTGGAAGCTCGTGAAGGTGCTTTCCCAGATACGACCTGCCGACCGCAGTAGAAAATGGCCCACGCTGTTAGTAGCAACGTGGGAGGTGAAGGCGGAGGAGCTACCTCGACCTTCGGGTGTTTTCGACAGGGATGTCGAAATCTTTTTCAGACTATCCCTGTCAGCTCTACTAAAGCGCATGGGCAATGTTTAGCACAGGCGCTGGCGGGTTGTCAAGGTGAGTATGTTTTTAATCATCCGTCCCACGACCAGAAGGCGAGCATAGCGACCATGGCCAGGAAGATGATGAAGAGGATGGTCACAGGGATTTGATGTTAAGTTTGGCGACGCGCTGGTCGAGTTCGGATTCAGCGTATTCCCACTGTCTATGGTAAGCTTCACTGTGATTGGGATTAAGCTCGCACAAGCGATCAAGGCATTCGTCGTTCTCCAATAGGGTTTCACGGATAGCGATTAGTTCTGGAAGTCTTGGGTCATCGTCCAACAATATTGATTCGGACGCTATGTCTCGAAGCACTTCGGGCATGGGCCTTGATTCATCGTAACATTCATGAATCTTCACCATGGTTTTGTGGATGGTGCCGTTCGTGCTCACATCATCATCTCTTTGAGTTTTTGGATGTCGTTGAGCGAATCCATGAGCATGGCCACCCTAATCTTGAAATCGGTGTTTTCGTGATTCACCCACCTGATGTCAGATGCGGCCTCGCGCAGATGGGCGTAGGCTTTGTCCAAGTCCACCAATTTGAGTCCATGCAATTCCTTCAGTGTTAAATCCTTTAGTCGGGGAGGAAGAGACTCAAAGGATAGGCTGGGGTCGATCACGGCTTCACCTCCGATTCTCCTCTAAGCACCAAGAATGTCCGCTTTGATATTGTCCCGTCCGCCAACTCCTTATAATTCCCATCCTCGTCAAGCATATCAACCCGCGCAATCTGCGCGGCCATCACTTCCAAAATGAGCTCCCCATCGTCCTCCAGTGGGTGCGTGAACGTGCCTTTGTCGACACACACCGTTTTCCGTCCGTGACCTTGTTTCACCAGTTCCGACAACTGCTTATAGAGTGCGTTGATAGTCACGGTTTCACCTCCAAGGCTTCTTCCAAAACGTCCAAGAGTTCGTCGCGCTCAGGGTCCGATCCGGTGTAAAGCCCGTAATCGTCGCGCCTCACGCGGGGATAGTCGTCGTTTACTTTAGCAATGAAGTCGCGTGCCTTGGAAACCGCCTCCCGCAACCGCCTCACCTCAGTCTCGCGGTCGGAACACTGAGCAAGTGCACTGGCATACTCGCTTTCCATGTCTCCAAGTATCTTCCGCAACCGCTTAACCTCGGCTTCGGCTTTTTCGGCGCGACTCCGCTGCTCGTTTAGAGCCGCCTCGGCATTCTCGGCCCGCTCATGTAGCTGGTCCTGGGCGTCAAGTTGCACACACATGACGGCTGCGACACTCCATACCTTCATTTCATTCATCCACTCTTCGGCTGTTTTCATTTCGTTTCCTCCCAAAGGTTGAGGGTGCGCAAGAACGCATCTTTACGCTGCGCAGCAGTGGCGTGGCACATGGCGGCTTCGGCTGTCGCAAACACCGCTCTCCTGCCGTCCGAATTGCAAGCAAGTAGCTGACGATATCGTATCTGTTGCGACTCAGTTAGCGCCTTCTCCATCTCGTGACAGGCGTTCAAGTCTTCAAGTGGATCAAAGAGCCTTTCGTTTAAGGTTGGATTTTTGCAGTTTTTAATTGCGCAATACTTTCCTCCGTGGTGAATCTCCCAATTCTTTATCGCCGTGGCAATGGCTATTCGTTGTCGTTCTGGTGTCATTTGGTTTTCTTTCTCTTAAACGCCGCGCCAACTGGGGCCGGGACGAACCAAAGGCCCGCTCGTAGTTTGTTCTGGTTGGCGTGGCATAAAATCATCCCTCATCTTCTGCCGGATGACCCGGACATCCCGTTTCGTAGCTGAATCCTTCGCATGGTTTGCCGAGCGGAATAACCTTCTTCCCCTCGCCTAATAACTCCACGAATGCAGCCTTAAGCTCCATTGCGGTCATCTTGGAACCATCGTCTCGCGTCATCCATTTGGTGGCCTGTTTCCAGTCCCTAGTTGTCCAATTAAGCAATGGACCTTCAACAGACTGGCACATGTGGAATGTTCGAAATGTCGTTGTGGTGGTTGGTTCTGAATCCATATTTTGTAGCTCCATGAATCGATCCTTTCATTTCCCGACACTTTCAGCCTCAACAACCCCGTTCATGGCAGCTCGTATCTCCGCCTTCCGGTCTTTCCACGCCCGCAGGTTCGTAGCCGCTTGTGGCTTTATGACGGTTGGTGCCCAAGCGTCTGACCTAGCCTTCACTTCCACAGCTCGCTTAGGCTTGTTCTCCTGCTCCAGGAGCTTGATTAAATCGGAGGCTTCCTTGGTTAACTCCTTCTCGTAGGAATCAGGATGATGCTTAATCCGCTCAATCTCACGGTCAGCTACTTGGAGCATGTCCTTGTATTCTCGGGGATACAGACCGCGCTTAACAGGTTGGAACTGGACGGTAGGTCGATTGGTCATTAACGGTTCAGGTTTGGCTACTGGCGGTTTGTACGCAACTTGCGGCGGTGCTGGCGAAGGCGTTCCCTCCTCCGAAGGCGAAGGCGAAGGCGAAGGCGAAGGCGAAGGAGGCGTACATCTGTTAACGCTTGTTTTCACCTGTTCACAAGCCGCATCAATTGGATTTGGGTATTTGCTTACAGACCTAGGCTTCTCGGCCCACGTTTGCAATTGTAAGTATTGTTTACCATTTACGGAGTAAACACTTAGAAGGTCTGCCGACTTAAGTTCTGAAAGATACGCGTGAACATTTTCCATGGTTACGGGATCGTCTGGATGGAGTGAGTTCCAAACAGCGAAGCATTCCCCCCATAAAACGCTAGCTCTAGCCTCGTATCTTCCGAAGTCATCAACCAGCGTCAATAGGCCGATGTAAAGCTGATGGCAGGGACGGCTAACGGAGTTCCATCGTTCGCTGGTACGAATTCCGGGCCTCAAAAACCTCAGAGGCATAATTGGTGAGTAACAACAAAGGTTCTGGAGTTCTTAACGCTGCCGCCTGTCCGCTTGCCATGCTCGTAATCACCAATTGAGGAATTGGAGACGCCGACAAGCAGCAGCGTAAAAAACTCTGTGAACGCGATACGAACATGGTGATTGGAAACTACCAAAATACGGTCCCCGTGTCAACGGTTAAGTTTCTTTTGTTTGAGATTCCCTAAGGCTTCCTCCATTGCGTACCATGCCTCAGTGAATTGTTCTGCTGCTTCTTCATGTTCGATGGCTTCTCGTGGAGTGTCGGCCTGAAAATAAGCCCTCCATTTAAGAAGCGCCCGTCTCAACTCAGCGTTTTCGCGTCGCAGCTTGTCGAGTTCTTGCAAATTTTTAGCCTCGAATGAATCACTCACGGTTTCACCTCCAGTACATCAGATTTTGGGTGGATTGGGTTTGGGCAGTTACCTTTATGGGTAATCACCGAGTACCTTTGGTAGGTGTAGAATTCCAGGTAGATACAGCCGTCGTATTGAACCTCCTCGACGCTGGTTTATGGCTTCGGAATACCCTGTTCCTGACTTTGCTCACAACCTGAAATCAGAGCAATGGCGAGGATCCATGTTGCAGTGAGTTTCACGGCGTTACCCTCAAGGCTTCGCGAATCTCTTTTGCGCGGTCAGGGTCTAACATTTCGATAACCTTGTCCCCTAGCGGCATTCGGAGATATGCGACATATCGAAGTAACTCCCGCAACCGCTTAACCTCGGCTTCCAGGCATATCTCCTTGTAGGTTGTCGCCTTTGTGAATTGTGATAACTCCAAGAATAATCTGTCGATAGTGTCTGTGTCTGTGGTTTTTATAGTGGTCATGTTCTAAGTACTTTCCGTTTCCTACGATTCTTTTTTCCGTTTAGCATCTGCATCCATTGACGGCGTTCGTATCGTTCGACTTCGTAGTCCGGGTCATATTCCGGGTGCGACAACGTTTCCTGGTGGACCACGAGCGCGTTCAGTTCTTCGCAGCGGTCGCATTGCCAATGCCCATTGTGCATCCTAACGGTTGCTTCCCTGCCGCAATCGCATAGCCCTGCTCCTTTACGGAGCCTAGCCTTTCGGTGATTTGGATCTGGGAACCGAATTAGCCCGATAGCTTCGGCTCTCCTAATGATGATGCGAATCTCGAAGGTGTTCATGGGAGAACCCATATTTTGTCCAGTAAAGTTCGGCAGTCTCACGCACGCACTTGTCGCAGTAGTGCCGTGATTTCTGTAGCGGGTTTTTATTGCATCGAAGGCAAAGCTTTGGCGTGGATTTACTCATCGCTTTTGGATTTCATCTTCGTAGACCCATACCTCTTTGCGCTCGCCGTTATCCCAAAGCACGATGCAATACGAGACGCCACTGGCATCAATCTGGATTAGGTCAATCACGGCTGGGCGTTGGATCTCCGTGACCATGACCTTATCCCTGATCGTGAATTTCGTTTCTATGATGTGTGGTTTAGCTTCTGGTGTCATCGCGCCACCTTAGGGAACTGCTGCACACTCAAATCCTTAGGCCATTCGGCAGGGTCTCCGCCTTTGGAGTGTTTGAGATGAAGTGGTACTTGGTGCCTGTGAATGTCCCATTGGGCGGCGGCACAAGGATCGTTCTGTGCATCTTCATCGCTGGCTTCGGGGATAACCGCACTCAAGTCCTGACAACTATTCGTCCCCAACTGCTTCACAAAGCACGGAACGCCAGCCGCTTTGCACTGGTTCACGATGGAGCGTATCCATTCCACGTTGCATGGGCGAGCACCTTTCCCGCTCTCACCGCCTGCGATGATCCAGTGAATTCCAGCCGTGCTGAACTTTGAAGAGAAGTCGCTAGTCGAATTGCCTCCCAGTGCGTAATCAAATACCAGCGGCCCCAACAACGGCTCACAGCTCAGGCCGCGCACCACTGCCGGAATCCTTAACAACTCAGGGATGCGCTTATCCAACATCTCCTGGTTTTCGGCGCTGGCGATGATCCAAACGTTAGATGGCGGCTTATTGTTCAACCAATCTTTGAGCCAGCCAATGAATTGCCAATCCTGCGGCTGCGCATCCAGTTGGCTGCTATCCAAGACGGCTTTCATCCTTGCTCGCCACAACTCCGTCCGCTTCGACACGAGCAGGAAGTCGATGTCCTGACATTGGCGAATGGTGTCGAGCATTCTCGCCAGCCATTCAATCGGCACCTTCGAGTCAAGCCAATCACCCAACGAAAGCGAGAACACGCGGCGACGGTGGAACATGGCCACAACCCCACACTCACACTGCGCTGGTTCAACCAAGAACGGTGCTGATGGCTTATCACACACATCACACACCCACGGCTTTCGGTTCCACTTAAACGGTTCATTCCAAATCGCATCGGAGTTCACCTTGTCGCACCCGCGCCACGGGTTCCACGTGCTATCACACCATGAAATGTTGGTTGTTTCTTCCATAAAGTCTCACGGTTTGATTTCCTGCATGACCCATTTGCCATCGATCTTCCAACAAAAGAGCCAGCGCACTTCAGGGAATGCGGTCGCGGCCACCTTCAGTTTGCAAATGGCATCATCCCAAATGTGTTTACCCTTGATTTCCCATGCCGTCTCTCGCGTTGGACCTTCCTCACTTTCATCCGGCCAGATGGAGCAGGTGAAATCTGGTGTATAGCGGAGACCGTTAGCTAGCCGGAAGGTCTTTGCTTGTGGGCGTACGGGTGGGTAGTTCGGATATTGATCCTTGATCCAGTGGAAGAACTCTGTCTCTAGCTTGTTCATAAGAGGTTTGGAATCCTGACGGATACGTTTTCTAGCAGGCTTAGGTTGCACGACAGCTTTTGGATGGTTGGAGAGCAGGCACTGCGCTTTCGAAGGTTTCCTGAGCACTCCGTCTGGACAGAGTTCGTAGCCCTTTTTGTAGATGTCATTAAGATCCATTGCCTGCCTTTGTAAATTCCTTGCGCCTGCGCCGCACAATCTCGCGTGAAACCCCATAGCTCCTAGCGATTTCCACATTAGCCATGTTCCACGGCACGCGACTCCAAGGCGCTCGTCGGAATTCTCGGAGTCTCTGGGCCGTCCACGCGCGGTCAATCCGGTTCCGATATCCGAACACCTTGCACCAGCGAGCCGCTAGCTGATAAGGCTTGCGCAGACGACGCGCGACCTGCTTCAAGGTCAAACCCTTCGGCAACGAGCGCAACTTGGATTGCCACTGCGAGCGCGTCATTTAGCTGCCTGTGGGTACACGTCTGCGTCGAAATTTTTGGCCGGGCGTGCCTTGCCAGCGTCACTGCGTCGTTTGCGGGGTTTCTTAGCTGCGGCTCGCGTGAGTGTTTCGTCATCCGACATGGCGAAAATGGCGATGATTTCGCCACGCTTTTCATAAAGTGCTTCCGCGAGAATATGTGGCGTTTCGGAATCGGCATTGATGTCAGTAAAGGTGGATGAATGAAGCGATGACTTTAAAAGCTCAGCAATGGCCGCAACCTGCGCATCGGCTAATTCTTTGTGAAAGGTCTCGCCTACTCTGTAGCCTGTGGTTTTCTCAATCATGGTCATAATTGGCAATCGTCAATATCGCCACCACAATGACAGAGCAATCCGCACTCAGGACAGCCATGAGCCATGCCAGTATTCTTTCAGGCTTGGATACATTTGTCAACTCTCAAATAACTTTATTCTTGCATAATCTGAAGCGACGTGGATAATGGCCACGGAAATTGATATCTTAAAACACAAAATCAAAACCAACATTATGGAAAACAACGTAAAACCACTGATTGTAACAACGGCTCACCAGGGAGTATTTTTCGGTTACGGTGTGCCGTCGGACGGGCCAACCATTGAGTTGTCTAAAGCAAAAATGGCTGTGTATTGGACCTCTGACATGAAGGGTGTTTGCGGTCTGGCGACTCGTGGTCCAGGACCTGGATGTCGCATCGGGCCGAGCGTGCAGAAAATGATCGTGCGCGATGTAACTGCGGTAATGGAAACAACTGAAGAAGCTGCCGCAAATTGGGAGAAAGAAATATGGAGCTGACCATCTATAAGTCCGGTTCCGGTTCCGACGGTTCCGATTCCGGTGACGGTTACGGTGACGGTGACGGTTCCGGTTACGGTTACGGTGACGGTGACGGTTACGGTTACGGTGACGGTTCCGGTGACGGTTACGGTGACGGTGACGGTTCCGGTGACGGTTACGGTGACGGTGACGGTTTCGGTTCCGGTTCCGGTTCCGACGGTTCCGATTCCGGTGACGGTTACGGTGACGGTGACGGTTACGGTTACGGTGACGGTTACGGTGACGGTTACGGTTACGGTGACGGTTTCGGTTCCGGTAATTTGGATGATCACTATCTTACCGCGTTGTTGAATTCCGTTCCGGTTGAAACTGGAGTTGTGCCTGCGTTTTGGCGCTCCAATATGCACGGTTTTCCGGCAAATGGAGGTACTGGACATCAACGCAAGGTGGGGATGGTTGAAGAAATATCCGGCGTGTTTCAGCCCTGCACTAAGACCGCGTTGCACGGAACCCATAATCCCAAGGCTTGGAAGGGTGAAAGGTGGTGGATTGTTGGGCTATATCAGCCGGTTGCTGTTGACGCTAACAAATTAGCTTCAGCAAAAAGAATAATTCTTCGCGACCTAGGAAAGTGTCCATTGGATTAAAGTGATGCCAAAAGTGTTCCTGACCCTAGGTCGCACAGGGGACTTGATTCTCCAGCTTCCGTTCCTGAAGCATCTTCGTGATTCTACGGAAGAAAAGCCGGTGGTCGTTGTGTCTCGCCAATACGCTCCCGTCCTTGAAGGCGTGAGCTACGTTGATGCCGACATACTTGACGTGGATTGGTATGATGGTTTCCAGCAGGCGCACGCTTATGCCCAATCCAAATATGGGGAGGTGTGCGTCACTCAATGTCATGCGCCTAACATGACCAACGGTAGGCTCTGTGCCACCTTCGGCCAGGCTATATGGGTTGACGCTGGGTTCCCGGATTCTTACGGCAAATTCCCCACTGTGTTCGACCGGCGAAACAATGCGCGTGAAGAGCGGTTGATGAGTCGTTTTCAGCAATCAAAGCCTTTGCTTCTTTACAACTTTACCGGCATATCATCGCCCTTCCCACATACGCGCACTATTTATGGCCTACTCACCCGATGTTCCCGCGACTTCTCCTTGATCGATATTGGGAAGGTTCACGCTGAACGCATCTTCGATTTGCTGGCACTCTATGACGCTGCTGCCGGACTGATCACGATTGACACGGCCACGCTTCACCTTGCCGCTGCGTCGAAGGTTCCTATGCTGGCATACACGGTTGACGGCTGGAATAGCGCCGTGCCGCAAGGCGACAATTGCCGGATGAAGATTCCGTATTCCCACGCGATTCGGCAATTGAATGCAGTGCGCGATTTCGTTAACAGTTTACCGCGAGAGAACAAAATGCCGCCCAATCTCCTGACCAAGGTCAAACCGCCAAGGGACATTGTTGTCCGGCGCACAGCGGCCATTGGGGATGTGCTTTGCTCAACCGTTGTAGCCGCTCGTTTAAAAGAACTCGGCTATCGGCCAATCTTTCAGTGTCACAACGATATTCATTGCGTGTTGCGCCGGTGCCCGGATGTGGCGGAAGTGCGACCATGCAACACACCGACAATGGTCAATCTGGATGGGGCTTACGAAAAGCATGGTGGTCGTAAGCAGCTTCATTTTCACGATATGTTCTATCGCTCAGCGACCATGCAGTTACAGCGCCAGCGCATTGACCTCGGGCAACCCTATAATTGTCGCCCCAAGCTCATCCTTCATCCCGACGAAGTAACGCAAGATCGGGCACAGTTCGAGAAGCATTCAAGACCATGGATCTTCATTGTGCCGCGCAGCGATTCTTTCAACGTCCGAACGTACCCAGACTACGCATGGACGCAAGCCGCTGAAAAAATGGTGGGCACCAAGTTCTGGTTGGGGCGTCACAATGCCCCTCCGGGTCCGTTCGTGGATCTGCAATGTCGGCACCTAGATAATCTCATTGTTTGGATAGCAAAGGCCGACCTCGTTGTAACCGTTGATACAGGTCCGATGCACGTTGCTGCCGCCTTGGGCGTGCCTGTGATTGCGCTTACCCAGTCATCCCGTCCAGAACTCCATCTCAATGACCAAAACGATTTCCAGACGATTGAGCCGAAGCTGGATTGCCTCGGGTGTATGGAACACATCTGCCCCAAGAATCGAAATGTGCCACCCTGCTGGAACATCAGTCCGGACATAATCGCTCAAGCTGTAAACTACCGTATTGCCGCACAGTCTAACGATTGGATTTCGGCCATCGTTCCGATTTATCAGCCGAACGTGCAAGTGCTCAATCGCTGTTTGGCTTGCCTGCTTCCGCAAGTCAATGAAATCATCGTTGCGGCTGAGGCTAAGTCAGTGATACCACTAGGCATCATGCAGAACCCGAAAATCCGAGTCGCAAAGACCAAGCGAAGCGGTATCGGGTTCTCCGGCAATGCCAACCTTGGCGCTCGCAGCAGTGTTGGGAAGTGGCTTCTGTTCTGCAATGACGATGCTTTCCTTGATGACGGCGCAGTGCAGAAAATGCGTGATGTAACCAAGCCTGATACTGGCATTGTGTCCAATTTACTCAGGTATCCAGATGGAACGATTTATCATGCTGGAAAAGTCCGAAGCCCCGGTATGCGTGGATGGGGTCATATTGACCATAAACACCGCGATCATACCTTTCGCGATGTAACGGAACTGGAGAATTGTTGCGGGTGCGTGGTGCTCACTCCGCGCAAGGTGTTTTATGATGCTGGCTGTTACGATGAAGAGATGAAGATTTTCGCGCAGGACGATGCCTACGCCTTGAGCGTTCGAAAGCTTGGGTATCGGATTTTGTTCACCCCGTTTTCAACCGGGACGCATCAGGAACATGCGAGCGTCAGTAAGCTCGGGAACATCGGCGCCTATGTTCAGGACGCCAACCGCGTGTTCGAACGCAAGTTCGGGCGATACTTCACCCACAACATCAACCGAGTTCCCGGAAATTTCGACTACCTGAAACAGTGACCTTATTCATCAAAGGAACCCATGTATTGGAAACGAACCGCCTGCCGCGCCTGTAATTACGGTGCCCTGAATAATTTTGGTGGCTTCAAAAAAGGCAGCAGCGCCGAAAAGCTGATCCCTGTTTTCAATCTTGGCATACAACCGTTATCCAACGATTTTTGTAACGAGACCGATGAGCATAACGGGTACGCACCTTTGGAAGTTTTGTTCTGTCCGAAATGCAGCCTTGCCCAGCTCTCCGTCACGGTTCGACCTGACATTCTCTATTCGAATTACAAGTACGTCACATCTCCGAGCGACATGATGCACCTGCATTTGGAGCGGCTTTACGGAGAACTAAAGCAACGCGCCCCAAACAATATGCGGAATGTGTTGGAAATCGGCTCTAACGATGGCGCATACCTGAACATGATTGCGGTCCATGGGCATAAGGTATGCGGCATCGACCCTGCCGAGAACCTTCATCCCGATACAGTCGTATCTATCTGCGATGTGTTCTGCGACGGGAGCGCAGACTTGGCTAAATTCCACTTGGATGGACTGGCGGACGTGGTGATTGCGCGTCACGTATTCTGTCACGTAAACGACTGGTTAGGGTTCATGAAATCCTTGGAGACGGTCACGCACAAAGAGAGCGTCATATTCATTGAAGTTCCGTACCTCGGTGACCTCCTCGAAAAGACGCAATTTGACACCATCTACTTTGAGCACACATCATATTTGTCGCTAAAGGCCATGGCTGCATTGCTGGCTAGAACACAATTTGCGCTTCACGAGATCATGGACTTCGACATTCACGGAGGGGCCATGGGGTTGATCATCCGGCGCAAGGATTCTGGTGTACCGATAAACGAAAAGACATTGGATCGAGTTGCCAACGAGAACATCACGGAGGGCGATTGGCAGCATTTCCGTGAGCGTGTCACAAAGCTGATTTGCGAACTGAAGATCACCATCGCCAGAGCCAAGGCCAATGAAAAGGTAGGGTGCGCGTACGGAGCTTCAGCCAAATGCACGGTGCTGATGAATGCGTGCGGGTTTACCCGCAAGGACATAGCGTTTGTGGCCGATACCACAAAATTGAAGTGGTACAAGTTCGTCCCAGGCACGGACATTCCGGTTGTGGATGACGGTGCGCTGTTGCGGGAACTACCAGATTTCGCCGTTATGACAGCTTGGAATTATCGCAAAGAAATCTTGGAGAAGTGCAAATCCTACACGAACAAGGGCGGACGCTTCATCATTCCGATACCAGAGGTTGAAATTGTTCCATGAGCACCCTCGGAGGAGTAGTCTGTATTCGCAACGGCAACGAGCTTGATTTTTGCTGGCGAGAGGCCATCGAAAGCTTATTGCCAGTGTGTGACGAAGTTGTTGTCTGCGACGGAGAGTCCACGGACGGCACTCAGGAGCAGATCCGCGACTGGGTTAAGCGAGAACCGAAATTAAAACTCTGTGTTTATCCGTGGCCCGATCCAAAGGGCGACATTGATTTTTGGGTTAATTGGCTGAACTACGCACGCGAACACCTGACCACCCAATGGCACTTCCAGTTGGATGCCGATGAGATTTTAAGCGAGAAATCGTACGATGAAATTCGCATGTTCATTAACCGTTGGGAGAGACGCACGGCGAATTGCACCCGTTGGAATTTCTGGAAGGATCATCGACATCTTATCCCAGAAGGGCACTGTCTTGGTAAGCAGGTGATACGTCTTGCACCTGCCGATATGTGGCTACCGAGCGATGGTTGTCACGAAAACGGAAATGAGGCAGTCAGCCTCAAAATTGACACGCACATCCAAATATTTCACTACGGGTTCCTACGAAAGCGCGACAAGTTCTTCAAGAAAGAGCAACTGTTACAAACCTACTTCTTCGATTACTACGATCCTCGGCTCAAGGACGCTGAATCCAGGGATAAATGGATGGAAGAAATAAAGGGTGTTGATTGGATAAAGTATTTGGAGCCGTATGACGGAGAACATCCGAAGGTGATCCATCAATGGCTTAGAGACAGAGGCTACGAACCACTATGCAACTCGACTACACTCAATACACCACTGAATCAAGCAAGTGCCGACACTTGTTCCGACAGTACTGTCAAGGCATTGGAATAGACCTTGGATCGCAAGGTGAACCAGCGTTTCCGTGGCTCTGGTCGCTGGATCTTCCGCCCGATGAATTCGCGTATTATAACTCTAACAATCCACCGCGAGGTCCGATACAGCTTCGTGGCACAGCACGCAAACTTCCCATCGACACGGAATCTCTGGATGTGGTTGTTTCCAGCCATCTACTGGAAGATTTTCCAGAAGAAGAATGGCCTGCGTTATTCATGGAATGGAGTCGCGTAATTAAGCCGGGTGGCCATTTGGTAATCCTCATCCCTGACAAAGACCTTTGGAAAGCCGCCCTAGACAAAGGCCAGCCACCGAATTGTGCTCATCGAAGGGAAGGCGAGCCAGGGTTAATGTCGCGGTACGCAGCCTTATCTCAGATGGAAATTATTGAGGACAGGCTTACAAATTGCTTCGAAGGCGACTATACCATTTTAGGAGTGTTCAGGAAGCCATTGGTATGAAACAACTCATTCTCGTGTTTGGTCCTCGAAGCAGCGGCACGCGCTTCTTTACTGGCCTGCTGATTCGGTGCGGTGCAGTTGGGGATGACGGACACGAACAGCGACTTGATGCTATGTCTAATTATTGGTCTGGATATATTCCGAGGTGTTCATTCAATGAGGCATTTGAGTTGCTGGATGGGGGTGGATACGCCGTGCTAAGAAGGTCCATACCGCACGGAAGCGGTTACCCCAATATTGAACCAGAGCAATTGGGTTTTATGGATCTTGGCGTTGAAACTAAATGCGTGTTCTGGATGCAGCGCGACGTGTTTGCTACGTGCAAGAGCATGGTTGATTCCAAGCATGAGCGCACCATGGATGCCGCATTGGAAAGCGTCCAATTGGCCCTTGAGCGGATTGCGTTGCCAGTGATTCCAGTTACATACGAGATGTTGGGGCACAATCTTTACGTCAACAATCTCTTTAAGTTGGCTGGACTAAGCTTGCGCGTGAAAGGCCCAACTGGGTTTATTGACGGAAACCGAAAGTACTATGAACGAGATCAAAGAACAGATTCGAAAGAACCCAAAAGGGTTTGCCTGCCCGCATTGTAAATTCGACTTTGAAAAGCGGTTCGGGATCGTGGGGAGCAACGACCTTCAAAAGGGTCAGATTTGGGTCTGTGCAAACTGCGCCAACGTGTCAGTTCTAGGCGATGTGGACCTGCACCCGTTAACCAAGGAAGAGTTTGAAGCGTTCCCGAAGCCTAAACAGGTCGCTCTAGCCAGCACCGTTACCAAGATTAAGCAACGTATCGACGCTGGTTCAAGCTGGAATCCGTACGAACTTCCGAATAACGGGAATTGAACATGGAGGTGAATCCGTGAACTGCGATTGCATCACCAAAATAAACGCCAAGCTTCGGGAGAAAAACTTTAGACTGTGCGGGTACGCTTTCACTTTTCCACGTCTAGATCCAATCATAACGATTGCGACTGAATGGGTTGATTCCGACAAAGCGCCGAAAGGAAAGAAGCGGAGATGTCCCGCCATGCTCGCGTCCTATTGTCCCTTCTGTGGCACGCCTATTGAGCAGGAAAAGGAAGGCCCTTGTGAATCCTCGTAAATGCAAGCGTTGCGGTGGCATGTTCACTCCCTTAGTTACCATTCCAGAGTCACCCTGTTGCAACATCTGCATGGTCCGTAATCTCTTTGATGGCTTGAGTATGCCAACTCCTCCGCATCTCATAGACAAGTTCACGAAGCATCCGGCACTTACCCCAGAAGAATATCAATCGAAATTGGATGAGATTATCGCCAACAGGGGAAAGAAGAATGCCGCGCCAGCACAAAGATGAAACGCCCCGCAATGTGTTCGTTCACCCTTACACCAGCGCAGCTAAAGGAATATATGAAATACAATGCATGCTCCTGTAACGTTGGGACATGGCATATCAATGGCAGTATATCATGGAGACTTGTTTTTGGTGTGGCATTTAACAATGCCGCGGTATTGGGCTTGCATCATAGAAGTATTTCCATCTGGTTTGGTCCATTCGCGGTATTGATTTGGAAAGAAATCTATGATCAAGTCGATGCAGTTACTTCCTAGGTCTTTTCAGTTGGTTCTTCCGATTCCATACTGGATTCTGCTGCCGTAGCCGCAGATTGCATCGTCTTGTTCCTTACGTCAGTTAGTGTCTGCACATTCTTACGCTGTTGATCCGCCATAAACTTCTGTTGGGTCTGAGTCATCTTCTGCTCAAACTTCTGCTGGTTCTGAGTAAGCTTTTGCTGATTAAGAACCATGTCAGCCTGCATCTTCTGCATTACGGCTGGGTCCATACCGTTCTGCTGCTGCCGTTTCTGCGCCATCTCCTGCAACCGTTGACCCATGGCCTTGATCTCGTTGGTGATTCGCCCTAGCGCATCGTTCATTTGCTTCACCATCTCCGCATTTTCTTCATCCTGAGCGAGCTGCTGAATGAACGCGGACGTGTAATCGACGCAACTTTGTAGACCCATGACTTTCTCCGGGGTTCCAACCCCACCCATCAGTGTCATAATCTGTTGCACAGTTTGATCCATCAATCGAAGCATGGTTGTTACGACTTCTGCGGCGATTAATCCCGGCTTAGGTGTCACCATCGAACCCGACATGAGAGCGCCAAACACGATTTCCGTGTCATGCATCGTGTCGGTGATTGGAGGCGTAGCATCGAGCGGTGCCAATTGGTTGGCCCGCTTCGGGTCATGCGTGAAGGAAAAGACATAATCGTGAAGAACCACTTGTTGCGCTTCGGGGTTCAGCATAGGACGAATGCTCATGAGTGCCTGCGCCTGAGCCTGCTCCAGTTGGCTATTGCCATTCCCGAGCACGCGAACGGGCTGAATATCCCAGCGTGACGAGTTGATCCACTTCTCTGGTATGCCAGCTTCTTTGAGTTCGTTCTGGAATCGTTTGGCATCGAAATCCTGTGTAGGTTTCTTGGTAAGGCGACGGCAAATCTCTTCGTAAGCGAACGTCTCTTGCAGGTAAGACAGGTTCAGCATTGAGCCGGTCAATCGCGTAGTCTGTTGCAGGAGCGTGGATACTTCAAAAGCCGTGCGTTCCTTGTTTGTCCCGGTATCAATGTCCTGCGTGTATTGCTGCGAGCCTTCCCCGATAAGCTGTTTGAGTGTCGAAAGCTGAAGCTGAAGCAGGTTGTAATCAATTGAGTAACGCTGATCTTTCGTCACGAACGAAAGACCTTCAGGGATGATACCGTAGTTGATCCCAAGATAAATCTGGTCCAGTCGAGCGCGATCAACCGGATCTTGAGCGCGGAAGAGTATCATCAAATCTTCCATCGTCTTTTGCATGGCCTGATTGCGCAGACGGTTCAACGCCTGCACGGAATCAAAGAGCCGCATCCCGAGACCGCGCACGGAATGATACATGAACGGGGGCACGTTATTGCCGTCAATGAACTGCGTGTGCAATATTTGCCCAAGGGTTTCGGCGTAGGGCTTCTTCGAGTCGTAGATACACTGGACAGGCTCAGATGCATCGGAGCGCGGCGTAGTGGTATCCTGGTCCAGCAGAATCTTGCGATACCAGCGCCCTTGCTCATCTTCATCCGATTGATAATAGAAGTCGCACAGCCAAATGACCGGCACGGCATCGGAATCGAAGTAGATGACGTTCTGTTTCCAAATCTCAGCCGCTTTCTCCGCGTGCTCTGCCCAATTCCATGTAGACGGGTTCTGGTTGATGTCTTTGTATTGTTCGAACACCTTCTTAACGGCAGGGATATTCCAACCCGGATCACGCTTATCTTCAGGCAACCCGAATGTCTTTCGGAATAGCTGACCTGCTGTCATACGCCGATTAGCGCAGAAATGGTTCAGGGTATCGTAAGGCAGCGTGGTATCTGTTGGGATTAGGAGATCGTCAATCGCGACAAAATACGGTTTCCATTTCTCGTCATCTTCCCACATCTGAGAACCTACCCCGTGCAGAATGACGCTACCCCACTTCTCACGCTGTGTATGGAGATGCGGCAGGCTTTTCTTCAAGAGCCGGTTAATCTTGGAGGTAATGGTCTGGCCGTACTGAGTTTTCTTGGATGGCGGTGCATCAGGCAGGTTTACGGTGAACGCGAAATCTGTGCTCAGATGGGCATTCTCTAACTGCTCACGCCCTTGGAGCAAAAGGTCTGAGCCTTCACCCCAATTCACATTCCATTGGATATTGTTCTGTTGAACTTCGCTCTTTGTGTAGGGTGGCGCACCGTTGAACAGGTTGTTGATGAGCGCACGGTTGGGCGACCGTGGCAAATCCGCCGTTTTAAGGTTTTCGATGACAGACGCTATTTTCTCAGGACTTTGAAAATTCATGGATTATGCAGGCACAGAAGCTAGTTGCTGTGCGGGAGCAGACTGCTTCTTGGGGGCGAGCGTGATAGGCTTTTGTGGCGCTACCTTCGCTGACATTCTTTTGCGTAAACAATCAATCAGAGTTCCATCCTTGTTTCGGTGCCACAAGACAGCTTTCGAAGTCAGGTAGCCCATGGGAATGGTGTTCTCTGGGTCGCCATCAGATTTTATTTCCTTGAATGTGGGTGCGAGATCAGGCTTACCCCAGAAGTATTGGAAGAGTGTCGAGTTGATGGAGCGCGGCACGGTAAAGTTAGCCGAAGCAATGTCGAAAGCGCCGTTGCCTTGGCAGAACGCTTTCATGCCTTCGTGCGCTTGCGCGTCGTAGATGGCGCACCCGGACAGGTGTATGGGGGGCATCCCGGGTTGATTACTTTGGAGCACATGAGCGCCTAGGAATCGCGTGGGACAATCGTCATAGGCTGAAGCCAGCGCATCCAGCCAGCCAGCTCGAATCGGCACGCAATCAGGCTCGCACCATAGCCACGGTAGCTTGGTGTTTTGCTGAATGGTCTCGCTCACTTTGAGAAACATGTAGTTGCTCCCCGGTATCCAGCCCTGTTGATCTGGTGGCACGGGAACGCCAACAGCCATCGCATGGGAGAACATGGGCTTGGCTAGAGCAAAAATCTCTTGGCGCGTGGCTTTGGGCACTTCAGCATCAGCAGCGATGAGAACGGAGTGCGGCTTGTAGCCAGTCGGTTGAAGCTCTTGCATCCACCTGAGTAGATGAAGGGCCAAGGTGCTGTCTTTGGTGCAATACGGTATGGTTAGTAGGAGTCTATTCATTGTGGTTTATGTCATTACTGGTGATTACTGGGTCCGTGTCTATCGAATCAGTGCAGACGCAAATTTTAATCTCGGGTGATCCAATAGGATTAGCCCACCAGAGATTACCCGATCTGGATCGGTTTGGTCTGCCGTGAATTGCCTCCCCGTACCCAATTCTTCGAATCAGCTCACATTGCAGTTTGAATCGGTAGCCTTCTTTTAACTCGTTTGTGTCAGTGATCATTGTGGTTTATGTGGTTAATTCAGGTATGTGAATCGTTCCATCACTGTCTGGATAGTAGGTCTTGTCTTTGTAGATAACGTACAGAATGTCATTCATTGACTCTGTGGAAATATCCCATCCAAGTGGAATGAAGGGTCCGTCCAATGTTGGCTGTGGAATATCGGATGGAAGCGTGATGCTTTTAGGGAAAGCAAGAGCCATTCCGATACTTGCTAAAAAGCCGCGACGTTTCATTGTGGTTTTTCTTTCTGTATCCAGCAGTGGGATGGATATTTCTCCATCATTTCAGGTGTGGTTTGGCGGTAAATGTGACGGTATGGTACGTGAATCTTGAGCTTGGTTTTGCAGCCGCAGACTTCGCATACGCCTAGCCCTTCCTCGCCTTGGACGTGTAGCTTCATAACGTCGCGCAGTCGGGACCATGCGGCGATAGTCCATTCCGTAGCTTGATTCCATAGCCATGAGCCTTTGTAATTCTTAGGGCATTGCAAGCAGATATTGGCGCGTTGATTAGCAAGATCGGGTGACACTGGATCACCACCTTCGCCTAGCCACGCACGGCGGATGCGATTGAACTGATCGGCACGCTGGAGAGTTCGAATCATCTCTTTCTTCCACCACACGCTGAACATCCACCGACGCGCTGTTGCGATAGGCGTTGCGTACCATTGACTGTCAAAGCCTTGTCGCGTGAACTGCACATAGCCGGTAATCTCGCACACGTATACGCTTCAAGGTCATCGGCAATCTCTTCCAAGGTTTGGCGCGGCAAGTTGTTCCCGACGCGATGTGCCCGAATCTGGCGAATCTGCGCTTTCCACGTCGAATTGCCATTGAAAACAAACCCTGTCTCTGCTTGGCGATACGTGAACCCGCCCAGGACCGCCACGTCATAGCGTTTGAGCCTAAGCATACGGCCCCCATTGTTCCGGCCATGAGATGTCTTTACGCATGGGTGAGTTGTTTGGATTGGATGAGTGTGTTGTGGTTTTTGACCTTCTCTTTGAGCCACGCGAAGGTTGCTTGCGGATCTTCGACTGCATGGTTTCCAAGCTTCCCAATTTTGAATCCCCTTTGGCGTGCGCCTTCAACTGCGATGGCAATGGAATCGCCGCGATTAGGACTTTTGCCCGTGCGTTCTTTAAGGTCATCTTTTGATTCAATCTCTATTCTATCACCGAACGCCGGGGAATACTTGCGGGCCGACATTTCTCGCACAATCTCTTCCGTCAATTGCCGCATCTGTCCAGCCTGCACGACATAAGCCACGGAGAACCATGCTTCGGTGACGAACTTGACGTAGTGCTCAGAGCACCGTTTCTGTCGTCTCGCTCCATCCTTGTCTACTACGAACAAATCTTGTCTCACCGGCCTGTCGGTGGGCTTTCCACCTGAATCAATCGGGATAGGGGAGTTGGCTCCGAACTTACGAGCGAAGGCGAACCCAAGGGTGCCTTTACCATACGGGTCATAGAATGAATTGGTAGGCGGGATGCCCTGCTCATTCAGCATGTCCCAAACTTGATTAGCTATCTGATCCTCTACCGACTCACTCTCACGAATGTTGAACCTATGCTCTTTTTGAAGCACCAGACTCAGAATATCTTCCCCATTCGTATCCTTTCCCCACTCTAGTATAGTGCTTATACAGGCATCTTCACCGCCATAAGACGGGTCCAGTCCATGGATCTTGGTATGCTTATCATCAAGCCATACCGCCAAGTCGTAAGCATGGTGGTCTCGGCATATCTGGCGGGTCAATACCCTGTCAGTTGCCATGCCTATCTTCATGATCCCGTAGACCTGCTCGTAATACTTGGGCGAGTCTAGGCCCCAATCGTGAGCAATACGCCTAGCAAACCGTGGACCAATCAAGCCTGGGTATGTCTCAGGCAATCCTTTGGCCGCAGCGCGGAAGTTTGGGCTGTCAATGCCGACAAGGTTCACACACCGGCCATTGAGAAACTTGGTGTTCCAAGTAGTCGTAACCTTGGGTTCGCCAATGCTCGCCCATCCATCTTCCGGTTCAGCCGCAATCCCTAGCTGATCATCTGGATCTCCTTTCGGGTTCCCGCTCCCAATAATCTGCACCTTGCCGTTTGAGAAGAGGTTGGCCCAAGACTCGATAAAGGTGGGTGCCATCCACGGAACTTCATCGGCTAAGAAGATGATATTGCGTTGTTTCGTTCCGAGCAGTTTGCCTAGCCCAATCCACTGCGATCCTTGGTAACAAGGGCGACCAAGAATGCCGCAGCGCAAATCGCGCACTTCACCGTCAGCAAGGCAATGAGTAGCAATGCAATGGCGATGGTCAATGAGATTGCCAGGAAGCCAATCAAACCTTTCCCGACCTGCGCTCCAAAGCATTTTAATTTCACCGAATACTCCTGTATCTAATTTATCGACATCAATCGTGGAAACGATCACCAAAGTGTCATTGGGAGAAGCCCAATATTTAAGAAGAACGTATTCGCTGGCATGGCTCGTTTTTTGCGTGCTTGCCGCGCCCATGAGCATGGTTATGTCGTTCTGAACGAACTCCTGATACATCAGGTCCGTCCAATCATGGCGATAGCGATCTGGCCAAATCCATTTCCTGGCTTCCATCAGGTGATAGAACATCCCTTTGCCGCAGATGGTGTTCCCTGATTGCCACTGACCACCCCACTTTATGCACTCCAGCTCGATCTGAAGGGGATGGGCCTCGGAGTTCCAACGCGCATTGTACTTATAAATCTCACCCATGCCTAAAGCAAAGTATTGACAATCAAGGATCGTTGTTGTCAAGTTCAGAACTAAGGGCAACCCCGCAAAGGCCCCCAAATTAACCATTTTCCCCTTTTGACACACAATGTCTACGCTTGATTGTTGCTCACCATGCTCGACCGCACAACCTACGCAAGTGCCGGGATTGGAAGGCGCACCCGGATTGGACGGCACTGACGGTATTAACGCCTTCACCCATACCACAGCAGATTTCGTTCTCCCCAATGGCGGAGATACCGTTCTGGTAACTGTCGATTCCTCGGCATGGATGGTCATTGGGCAGGTGTTGATTGTGGGTGTCGGAGCCGATGGAAACGGGAACGGCCCGGCGCACTTCAGAGTCTCATCCCTTCCAAGCTCCACGAGCGCGAGCCTAGAGTTTCTGAACATCGCCGGAGACCTGCTGCCCGCCGACACAGTTACATCTGGTTCAACCGTTAGCCCAAGTGCTGTATGAAAAATTCAATACTGTTAATCGCTTTATTACTCGCCCAGTCTCTTTGCGGAGCTGTGCGCGACTACTCCTCAGTCACCCTTGAGTGGGATCCGCCCACAGACTCACCTGTCGATGTTACTGGCTACAAGATTCATTGGGGTCCAACGTCGGGTAATTATACCAATGCTGCCTTTGCAGGTACAAACACTACTGGAATTGTGGATGATCTGTTGGCCGGTGCGACGTATTATTTCGCGGTTACATCATTAGGGCTAGACGACACTAATATTGTCGAAAGCGAGTTCTCAAATGAGGTGTTTCAAACAATCGAAACCGAGACTAACTCAGGCTTTCAGATCCGCGTGTTCGTTTCAGTGCAACCAACGAATGCCGCATCAGGTGCACCATTCCTACGACTTGCTGGTTTCTTGATTCATTATCCTTCGCCTGTTCCTCCTGAGCCTACCAATCCCCCACCGGCTGCCGTCGAAGTTATTGTAGACAACAACATCGGAACGAACGTGACCTTTAGCGGTTCGTGGTATTCATCAACGAATTGGCAAGGTTATTACGGATTGAACTATCGGCACGATAACAACACCAAGGGAGCAGTTCCCAAGACTGTAGCCTACCATCCCTATTTAATTGGCGGGAGCTATACCGTCAGCGCGTGGCATCCATCACGCAGTAATCTAGCAACGAATGTGCCCGTAGAAATTAGCCATGCGGCTGGCACGGAGACGGTCTACCTGAACCTTCGAACCAATGGAGGTCAATGGAATCTGCTCGGCACGTATACTTTTGCTGAGGGGACGAACGGTTTTGTAAGAATCAGGAATGATACGATTGGATTCGTCGCAGCGGATGCATTCAAGTGGACTCCAGTCCCGTGAGTAGCATCCAACATAAAGGCCCACGTTTTGGAGCGAGTACGGTGTCATGGGGGGAGATTTTTGCCACACCCAAGAAAACCAGGAAGCGCAATTATAGATATAACCTATGCGCTTGTGGTGAACGCAAGCAAGTTGTTAGCAAGCGTTGTCGAAATTGCTCTAACGGTCCATCGGTAATCGACACACCATTGCTTCAGCCGTGTTTCACATACAACCAGAATCCCAAGCTGACGATACTGCAACGGCACATCTGGGTTTTGTTGGCTTGTGGGTATAGCCGAAAGATGATCTCGCAACGGCTTGACCGCAGCCCAAAAACAATTGAATACCACATCATTCTTGGGATTCGTCCAAAGTTGGGCGTATTCTCTGACTCAGAGCTAATTATCTCCTACTGGCATCAATTTCATTTAACTGCGAACCCAACAAGGTAACCCACATGAATGTTTTATAAATACTCTATGTTGTCCCTTATAAAAGACACCGCTGTACTGGGTGCCATGTTTGGAGCAGGAGTTGTCATCGACGAAAAAGCTCTCATGCCCGTTGGAACGCTAATCGCCGTTTGCGGCATGGTTTGGTGGCTTGGGCGCAAGCTCCAGCGCATCGAAGATCAGCAAGAGCACATCCTACACCAGATGAACAATCTCCAATGCGTAAGGGAAAAGAGTTGCAGCATTCGCAAGTAACACATGGATACACTAAATCAGTTGTTCAATCTCTTGGACAAGATCCAAGGCTGGCCAATCGCGGCCCTAACGTTCTCGGTTTGTATAGCAGTAGGATACGTCCTGAAGCTCATCCCCAAATTCCCAAATGATGGGATTCCGTTGGCCGTAGTACTGTTCGGCGTGCTCGTCTATATGATGCTCGTAGACCCACATCCCAATGAGATGACATTGCGCCAGTGGTCTACCAGGAATTCATGCGTAGGGTTCTTGCTTGGAGTCTTGGCGTGGGGAGCGCACAAGTTAATCATTTCGCGCCTTGAGGATCTCTTGATCCAGTGGTTTCCGTTCCTTGGAAAGCTACTGATTAAACCTGATCCTTGTGCTGACACACCGAACTCAGGAAATAAAAAAGACCCGTGATACTTAATGTTCCTTGATTCTGGACAAATTGGGAGATTGAAGATTGCCTTAGGTCGCAACTCAGGATGTGAACTTCCTGGGTTGATTAGTGGGTCTCAGGGCTTCCAAGGCAGTCCGGGTGCTCCAGGTGTTCCGGGTGTGCAGGGGAATCAAGGAACTCAAGGCACCTCCGGTGCCCAAGGTCCGCAAGGAGACCAAGGGGTCTCAGGGGCACAAGGACCGCAGGGTGATCAAGGCACCGCTGGCGTGCAGGGTCCACAAGGTTTCCAAGGAACTACAGGTGCTCAAGGTGCTCAGGGGGATCAGGGCTTCCAAGGTTTCCAGGGCGCATCAGGCGCCCAAGGGCCGCAAGGTGATGCCGGTGCACAAGGGCCTCAGGGTTTTCAAGGAACTCAGGGCAATCAAGGTTTCCAAGGCTTTCAGGGGGATGCTGGACCGCAAGGTGATCAGGGTGATCAAGGGTTCCAGGGTACGCAGGGCAATCAGGGGTTTCAGGGCACGCAAGGATTTCAGGGAGCGCAAGGTGCACAAGGCGCACAGGATTTCGTCGGCTACCAAGGATCACAGCAGCAGATTACCAGCACGTCCTTGGTGGATATTGGAGGTCTGATCGTGGCTCTTACCGCTGGCACATGGGTATTCGAAGCGTTCGTCCAAGCCATGTGCAGCACGGGTACGGCAGGTGCTCAATTCGGGGTGCAATACTCCGGGACTACGACTTCCACGGAGTTCAATATGCACGGGAACTTATCGGCAACAACAATCTCTACATCAAGAGTGACCGCCAAGAACACGCCGGGGGGCGTGGTGCTCACTACTTCGACCGCTGAAGGCATCATATTGATGTCTGGAATCATCGTGGTTTCAGATAGCGGCAATTTCTCTGTGAAAGGGCTTAAGGTTACGAGCCAGAACCTCTACATCCGTGCAGGCTCGCATGTGCGCATCAGGAAGGTGGCATGAAGATTAGCCTATTCACACCAACGCACGATGCCAGATACCTGCTTCAGGCTTACGGGAGCCTACTGGAACAATCCCACACAGACTGGGAATGGACAGTGCTTTGCAATAACGGTGCAGAGTTTGAATGCGATGATCCAAGAGTGAAATGCCACAAGGATTTGAGTGGCATAACCCGTGTAGGTCACCTGAAGTTTGCGGCGTGCAAGCTGTGTTCGGGTGACGTGCTCATGGAATTGGATCATGACGATGAGTTGATGCCCGGAGCACTGGAAGAAGCAGCTAAGGCGTTCAGTGATGATTCCGTAGACTTTGCTTACTCCAACACCGTTAATCACGATGTTCGCGGTGAAGGTTTACCTGTAACTTGGCCTGAACGTTACGGATGGACTTCACGTGAGATTGATTATCGCAACCGCAAGTGCAAGGAATCGGTAAGCCCACCTCCTGACCCTCAAAGCATCAGCCGGATTTGGTTCGCTCCAAACCACTTCAGGGCATGGCGATCATCCTTCTACTGGCGTATCGGTGGGCACAACCCGGAACTGAAGATTTGCGACGATCATGACCTGATTTGCCGAACCTACGTTCATGGGAACATGGTGCATATCGACAAGCCCTTGTACTTCTATCGTATTCACGGAGAGAACACTTGGCTTAAGAATGCGCCTGAGATTCAAAATACGATGTGGGGCCAGCACGACCGCTACATCTACCCGATGGCGATGAAGTGGGCTAATCAACGTGGCCTGAGATGCGTGGACTTGTGCGGTGGCATAGACAAGCCCGATGGCTATGAATCGGTGGACTTGCATAACGGTGACGTAATCGCTGACCTGAATGAGCGTTGGCCATTTGAAGATAACAGCGTAGGACTAATCCGAGCGCATGACGCCATTGAGCATCTACGTGACCCCATTCACACGATGAACGAAGCGTACCGCGTGTTGGCGCACGGAGGATTCTTCCTTATCCAAGTGCCGTCCACTGAGGGTGTAGGTGCGGATTGCGATCCAACTCATGTATCACGATGGAACTGGCGTTCATTCCGTTATTACACCGAAGCCACCATGCAACGCTACATCCAGCAGGCGGGTGCTAACTGCCGGTTTCAGAAGATCAAAGTCGAGAACCAGACTCTTTATGATGGCGTGGTGTGTGTGGTGGCGCATTTGGTGGCTATCAAAGCAGATAAACCACGTTTTTACGGTGAACTCTTAATCTAAATGGAACGACGCCCATTTCAATCCAGAGAATTGATTGATTTCCTGTTCGACTTCAGTGCCGGGGTCGATGCAGGACGCGCCCCTATTATCATTCCGAAGAATCAGATGTCGTTCGGGGCCAATACCACTGTGCGGCGCAGCTTTGTCACGCATCGGCCACCTGTTCGGAAGATTGCATTGGAGTTCCCCGGCTATACTGGCGAAGAACTTCAGTTGGCATTCGAGAATGGAAGGTTTCAAGGCGCGTGCGTGTTCAATCCAGACAATGACACGGACGCCTTGATAGCTCAGATAAGCGGTCGATTGTACAAGCTGCCTATTGTTGGGGACACGGCACAAGTGCTGGATATAACTGTGCCAAATGATCCGAATGATCCTAACGAGCTTCGAGCATGGTGCTGGCAGGCGGAGAAGTGGATCATTGTGACAGATGGAACATCTAAGGTGCCCATCTTCCATGACGGTGTAACTTCGCGAAGGTCCAATGCTGGCCAAAAGGCTACGGGCCAAAGCACCCTCTTGGTCGATGTTGTTGTGCCGAACACCGGCGCTACGCTTACCAACGTTTTTCTCACGTCAGTATTCACTGGTAAGGTTGGGGACATTATCACGATTGACCCGGTGGGCGGCTTCACGGTGGCTCAGATTGTGGGTCCGCAAACGCTGAACCTTACGAACTACAGCGCAACACCCATTGGCTCAACGGCTGTGGCTGGCAACAGTGTTACATGGATTACTACAATTGGCACTGAGCTACCGGCTGGTCGCATGGGCGTTTACGGCCTAGGGCGCAATTGGTTGTGTTTGTTGGACGGAAAGCAGTTCATAGCTTCGGATCTGGTTGGCGGTTCATCCGGCACGCTCGCATTAAACTTTCGAGATGCTGTGCTCAAGGTGACGGAGAATGATTTCCTGCTTGGTGGCGGACTGTTCACCATTCCCGGCGCTTACGGAGAAATCAGGGCAATGCTGTTTTCCGAAACCTTGGATGCTTCCCTAGGGCAGGGTGCGCTTCAGATATTCACTGATCGCAGCGTGTTCTCCTGCAACGCACCCGTGGACCGTCTGACATGGCAATCGCTCGTAAATCCTATCCTGACTGAATCAGCCAAAGGCGGCGGCGGATTGTCACAATGGTCCACTATTAACGTTAATAGCGACATAATGAGCCGTGCGCGGGATGGCATTCGCACGCTAATCTTGAGCCGTCGCGAGTTTAATACTTGGGGGAATGTGCCAATTAGCCGGGAAGTTGAACCGCAAATTAACCGTGATTCGGACGATCTGTTGCGGTTTTCTTCCGCCGTCGTGTTCGACAATCGAGGATTGATGACCACCGAAGGCGTGCTCAACGACACACGTGGCGTTTATTTCACGCGCCTTATCCCGATCAACTACGACCCAGAATCCACGTTACGCGGCAAGGAAGCGGCGGTTTACGATGCGCTCTACTGGCAGGGATTGAACATCTTACGAATTCTGGAAGGCACGTTTGCCAATACCAAACGTTGCTTCATGTTCACGTTAAACAATCGCACGGCCAAGATTGAACTATGGGAGCTTCTACCATCATCCACGACTGAGATTTATGACGATGGAGAGCATCGCATAGTCTGGAGCTTCGAAGCCTTCCTTGATTTCGGGCAGCGTGATCCACGATTGCGAGAACGGCTAAGGCTGGATGAAGGGGAGATTTATGTAGATGACCTGCGTGGCACAGTAGATTTCCAAGCCTACTTTAGGCCGGATGATTGGCCATGCTGGGTGCCGTGGCATTCCTGGCAGGAGTGCTATAACAACGTTGATCCAGCTAAAGAGCCTATGTTTAAGCCGAACATGGGCCTTGGTGAAGCGCCGGCAGAGTTTTGCGATGAAAGTAATAACCGTCCGCTTCGCGAAGGATACACGTTTCACTTCAAGCTTGTTATTACGGGGCATTGTCGGTTTAAAGGCGCAAGGTTCGGGGCATATACAGTGCCTCAACCAAACTTCTCGCCACCGATATGCACTCCGATTTGCCCGGATGAACTCATCGAAAACTTGCAATCATGAGTAATTGCCGACCATGCGATGAAGCGCCAGTCTGTATCCCAGACTTACAGAAGTACAGTCTGCAAGATGACCTGTACCGATTTGTAGGGAATCCATACGGAGGTGGAGCAGATCGCCTTTACCTGTTCTGTTGCGATGGCGTGCAAATGTTGCGCACCTTCCCACTTGGCGCATCTCCAGAGACTAGAGCGCAAATCATTCAAGACTTGGTTGGCGATTGTCAACGGCGTTTGCCGTTCTGCACTAACCCGCCTCCGCCACCTAATTGCGTTGGTCCAGATTGCCTGCCGACGCCCGTATTCAATCGGCCACAGAGCTGCACTGTGTATTGTCCAGACGGAACTCCGTTCACCTACACGGTTCCTGGTGGAACGTTCATGGGGTATGATCAAGCTCTCCTAGACGAACTTGCGCGACGGTTGGCATGTGAAAGAGCGGCGGATTTCATCATTTGCTTGGCTGACTGGTTTATGTGCGGTTGCGTTGGTACGCAGTTCACGGCGCAGATCCCTATCGTAAGCAATCATCCACCGTTCAACGTGGCGCTGGAGAGCGGCACGATCCCGGTTGGCGTAAGGGCCACAACCCAAGGCAACGCCATCATCATCACTGGCAATCCGGCTATCTCCGGGACGTACGTGTTCACTTTGCGCGTAACTGATACCTTCGGTAACTCTCAGACGAGGCAATACAGGATGGTGATTCTGAGTATCACAAATGCTTCATTGCCGAACTGGAGCACGGGCGTGGCGTACTCTGCTCAACTCGTGGCTACGGGCGGAAGCGGAAATTACGGATGGCGCATTATTAGTGGCACTATGCCAGATGGATTAACGCTATCCGATTCCGGTTTGATTAGCGGCACGCCAACGGGTCTAGGCGGTGGCGGGGCAGTGGTGTTCGATGTGGTTGACACCAATTGTCAGGCTCAAGCTGAATCGGTGCTACCTCCGCGCATCTTCATGACTACGGTGAGCCGCACGGCCATCAAGACCAAACGCGGCTGGCCCAAGTGGACTGGGTATGACGGCACGCTATGGAAAACGGCTACGTTTACTGGCGAAAGCACGCAGACGGCGTTCCCGGCTTTGGCTGGCACTATCGACGGCCCGCAATGTGGCGGTGCGAAGTATGAGATGAGCGGCTGGGATGAGATTGATGAGTATGGCAGGCACTTGAGCCAACATGTCATGGAACTGTTCGTTGAGTGCAACAACGATCCACCGCAATTGTTCACCACCGAACTTCTCCCTACTGGAGATGCCTTTTTGGAACTCACACCGAGCGTTCCAACTCTGCTCGGTTATTGCTGGGCCACTGACCCATTAAGTTGCCCAAGTTGCAATCATGATGATAACACTTGGCTAGATGCTGGTAACCGTTCCATTTTTGGAGCACCTGATTTCCCGCGTGGCATTATTAATCTCAATACGTCTGTCATTACCGACTTCGTGAAGTCCATTAGTGGGCACAACGAATTTGGTCAGGAGTTCGGGCTAACCATAGACCCGACTCCACCGCGAGAGACCTTTCCCACCAACACGCAAAACGGATTTTACGTCAGCGCTTTCCCGTTTGTGGTGCTGCTCGCTGATGGAGCTTGGAGCGTAACCCTTAGCAACGAGTACACCGCTGCCGATGCCAACAATAGCGCCATTCGATATACGAGTAATGGTCCAGTGGCCGAGAACTACCCCAATTACAACACGTTTACTCGCGATACGTTCCTGAATGTCAGTAGCCGAACCACGGAAGTCACTTACGCACTGAACTGCATTAACCTGATCGTGGGGCGTGACTACATAGTGTCCGTGCAGTACCGAGATTCTTCTGGAGCGATTGCCTCGGTGTCAACCACGTTCACGGCAAATGACCGGACTCAATCTATCGTGCAGGTGATACCGACTCCTGCGGCAGGTCACAACATCCGGGTGCTGAACCCGAGAATACGGTTCGCGCCAGTTACCTGATTATGGGTTGCCAAGTTTCATTAGCGATGACCGAAGCCATCTTGGGCGAAACTCCCATAGATGATGCCGTGTATGTCGCGTCGGTGGATAAAATCTTCGGCACCATTGGGCCGCACATAGCCAAGTTCAATGCCACAACTGGAGCTTTTGAATCTGCCGTGCGTGTATTTGGTCCAGCCATGGGCAATTGCCGGATCTGTTATCATGCGCCGCTTGACACCATCTTCATAAGCGTGTGGAATGTGTTGAGTAGGCAATGGTCTAGCTTGGACTGGTCTATCCGTGGGCTTTACCCGATTAATCCGGCTACCATGGCTATTGGGGGAGTTGTCGATACGGATTCATTTGCAGCCTTGAGCAAGCGATGGACGTCAGGTCCGCAACATGTGTTCAGTCCGGGCTTTGGTACCAACCTTTACTTCACGCAATACAATTCGGTTGGTGTCTACTGGTGGAGAGTCAACCCAACCAACATCGCAGATCGCGCCAATCCGTCACAGGGAGTCACGTTCGATGGCGACAACTGTTATCACCAGTACGCCACAGACGGCCTGAACATGTACGGTGCTAATACGTACAACTTCGAAGTGCAGAGATATGACATGGCGTTGACTAACGGATCGTTCGGTCGCTGCCGAATCAATGCTCCTCAGAGATTCGTTGATAATCCAGTCTCTTGCGCCTTTAGCACGGGTAGCGGCGAATGCTATGCGGTGTGTGGAACGGCGGTTCTTATTCGATGCACCAGCTTTGTTTCACCGGGGGCTTACGCAGCGCATGCGATGAACTCAGGCACAGTAACCGGAATGCCACCCGGAACAGTAGTTAAGCCTACACGAATGCGCTACCGATCCTCCGATGCCAGCCTTTACATACCGTGCCCACAAAACAACGGGGTGATCATCTGGGATACCGGATCAAATGACGGGGAATGGAAATCAGGATTCGACTACCCCATTGACGTGGTTATTACACCGACCAAAGCCTTTGCTGTGCAACTTGGCAACAATGGGCTAAAGGAGATTGTCTAATGCCACTCTCAGCCGCCACTTTTTGCCCGACAGTAAACAAGATTTTCGGCGTATACGGCCCGAAGGTTTTACAGTTCAACGCCGACTCAGGTGCGCTGGAGAATTCCGCCATAATCACTGGACCTGCCGAGACAACCTGCGGCATCGTGTGGCATTCAGCCAGCAACTCGCTTTACGCTTCGGTGTGGAATTCTATGGCCAACCAGGATGAAGCCGCAGCTCACCCGCAAACAGACATATTTCCCATTGATCAAAATACGTTGGCTATTGGAGCCGGTTTGGGGTGGACAACACTTTACAATGATGGCGGAGTGAATAATCAGAGATGGCCCTCTGGTCCAAGGATGCTATTCGATTTCGGTGAGCCAGAGATATTCTTCATTGGCGTAGTAGGCAATAGCAACAACAGTACATGGCTGGGTAAAATTCACCCAACCATCCCCGTTGTTGAGGGTGAAACTATTTCGAATACCAACCTTTGGAGCGAGCAAGCTTCAGCCGGTGGCGGGTTCTGTTATTTTTGCAGGTCATTTTTTCCCGAGCTTAGGCAGGCGGATATGAACCTTGCGCAGAATAACACGCTATCGCTTGTACCTGATCTTAGCATAGTTACTCCAATTGCCATTGAACACGCTTCCGTCAACGGTAAGCAGTATGTAGTCGGTGGCAACCAATGGATGGTTCGAGTAGACAACTGGAGTCCTGATTCCTACGTGATCTTGAATCTAGATCTGGTGAACGCTGGCTCGGAACCGATGCGCCTGCGTTATCGCGCTTCTGACGGGCGTCTTTACATCCCTTGCCAGACCACTGATGGGATCATTTTGTGGGAGCCTACCAATGATGGTGCGCCTTCAGGAACGTGGTGGCGCGGCGGGTTCACGTCACCGATAGATGTTGTATTCACGGGTAGCAAGGCGTTTGCTGTGCAAAATGGTCCGGTGTCACTTAAGGAAATCATTGTATGACAGAAGATGAGCTAGAACTTCACCGTCGAAAAGCGTTCATGCGAGCCATGAAGGATTTGGATAACGACTTTCGCCAGCAATACGAATATCTGGAGTTTCTTGCCGGACGCACGCAAATGCGGAAAGACGTTGTGCTATCCAAGGACACCACCAGAAAGGTCGATGCTCTGTACGCCAAACATCTGAGCGCGAAGGAGGATGAATAAATGGCTACGTATAAACCGATTTTCCCGCGTGGTATGTCAACCGGCACGCCTGTAACTGAAGCCGACGATGGCAGGGGTATCCCGCAAAGCACCGAAGCGGCTCAGAAGCGTTGGCAGGAAGGGATGGATGCCAAGGGTTTCCAGCCGTGGGGTGGGCGATACGGGCCAAGGCTTGGCACTCCAATCCAGTCTACACCGATAGCACCCATGGAGCCAAACGTGGTTGCAGGATCGAGCACACCCATGACGCCCAACATATTCCCGAATGTGGGTCCAAACGGTGGCTTGCCAGCTCCCCCGACGATGCCTATGGGCAACGCCAATCCAGTGGTTGGAATGGGGCCAAGATCATATCAACCGAAAAGAAACCGTTACACGTCAAACCCCTTACTTGGCCAGGATAGTCTAGGCGGACTTATCGGGCCACAAAGACCATGATCTATCCATCGTCACTCACTGTTGCGGCAGTCAAAGCTAGCTCGATCAAGAACATCTCCGGCGTGTGCGTGAGCAAGCCTGAGTTCTTGACCCAACTAAATGAATGTGTCTCGCGGCTCATGAGCTATGGAAACTTCTACGCCACAGTGATCAAGGGGCGCGTCTGCGTGTACCTTGGGTGTATCGCATGGCCGCGCTGGGTAGGCACGATTCTGGCGACGAATATCCGTGGCAATAACCGGCAGATACATAACAAGTGGTACGATTTCATGCCCTTGTCGGCTTCGGATTGTGTTCAGAACCGTTGTTGGAACAGTAACGTCACAGTCGTTGATGACGGGATAACGCCTGTATTCCAGAACATACCCTGCGGAGTGCCGAGCTATATCCAAGCGTATGCCCGCGTGCGTGCGGACCTTGGCAAGACCGTCACCATCTACGGCATTGACGAATATGGTCAGGAATTGATGACACGAGATGCTCAATCCGGGGAATGGTCCATCGGCGAAGTTCTGACTCTGCAAGCGCCGTTTATACAAAGCGGCAAACGATTGCGTGAACTAACTCGCGTCTCGAAAGAAGTCACGATTGGTCCAGTGGACCTGTATGGCTTTGACATCGACCTGAACATCCTGCGCGAGATGGGGCATTATGAGCCAACCGAGACCGAACCGCGTTATAGACACACTACGGTCAAGGGGCGCATGGGGACGAACTGTTGCAGCACTGATGGAACCACGCAACCGCAGATAGAATTTCTGGCTAAGCTCCAGTTTATTCCCGTAACGACCGATACCGATATTGTTCAGATAGACAATATCGAAGCCCTTAAGCTCATGATTCAGGCGGGGCGCTTGGAAGAAGCTGGAGATGACGAATCGGCAGCTCGGAAACAAGCGCTCGCCATCAAAGAGCTTAACCGGCAGTTGGCCGACAAATTTCCGATCAATCAAATCCCGATCCTTATACGACCTGAAGGCACCGCAGAACCCCGATTTGCGGGCATAGGTCAAATGATGTGATATGCCATATAATCTTCTTTATAATTTCCGAAAAGCTCAAGAGGCAAGAGGGCTGGATATAAACGGCAACCCCATAAATCCTCCCACAGCGCCAGCTTCCATGCCGACTCCAACAACGTACGGCAGACCCAATAACTCGCTATTCGGACAGCCAAATGCCGCAGGTGGTGGAACTGGCTTCGACATCACGCCTGAGCCACGCACTGGTCAGGGGCCGTACGGACTGGTGCCCGGTCCGGTTGAATACCCGACGACGCCCTACGCTGAAGCCAGCCGTATCTATCCCGGTTTCGATGCGCTGACTGCTTCTGTGGGCGACCAATTGAAAAGTCAGATTGCGGGCGAGTTCACGCCGCAGGAGGAGAATGCGCTATGGGATGTGGCTAACCGCTTTGGTGTGGCGAGCGGTATGCCCGGGGCAGGGCTTTGGAGTAACAAATTCATGGGCAACGTCGTTGGCGCACGGCAGGAGCGGATTCAACAGGGCATTCAGAACTATCAAAGTGTATTGTCCGAGCTTTCGAAGATGGGTGTTGATCCTGAGTTGGCCGCGCAGATTGCCGCGCACAACGCGCAACTTGCCGCTGCCCCAGACCCCAAAGCGGCTGCTGAAGAGATGCTGCGACGTTACTCCGAGGCGCTGAATCAGCTAGGCCGAAACGGTGGCGGATACGGTATGCCGCAAGGCGGTAGCGGCGGCTACGGCTACCCTAATCCCGCAGGTGGCACAGCACCTACGGCTTCGACTGGTGCAGGATTCCCATTCAACACGGCGAATAACATTCCGCCAGGGCCAGGGAGCGGCACGATGCCTTCGGCCACAACTACTACGGACTTGTATGGGCTTGGGGCGGTTCCCCAAGGCACAGCTTACGACCCTTACACGGATAGTTCCATCAATGCGCCGTGGCTCTCTGACTGGGCCAATATGTTCGTCCAACCGAGTGCAGGAGGCGGGGGCTACATTCCGCCTATGGGCGACCAAGCTACGGGCGGCGACCTGTATGGGCTAGGGAACACGCCATTTGGAACGGTAAACAATCCTTATACGGATCAATCGACCTACGATCCATTCGCAGGTTCAGGGTCCAGTTGGTTTGATGATGGACTTGGGACCGAAACCGATCCATGGGAGACGTACTTTGAAGAATACGGATATTAGAAAGGTCTTATGGCACTTGGCTCGATACCGCCTTGGCTGAACATTCAGCCGAATGATTTCCTGCAAGCAACGCAGTCCGGGGCGCAGGCTGGTCTTGCGATAGCCGAGATGCGTCAACGTTCGGTAGAAAGGGCTCAAGCCATTGCCGAAGCTCGAGTACGGAGACAACAGGAAGCATGGGAATTTGGCGAGCGCATGAGACAGGCGGCAGTGGAAGCTGCGGCATTGCGCGAGTATCGCCAAGGGCAATTGTCAGGGAACGAAGCTGATCGATTGGCCATGATGGATTACAGAAATCGTGCGCTCTCATCTACGGCAGAACGCGCAGGAATAGATGACGCTTTGGCAAAGGAACGGTTTCAGGAGGAGCGTCGACACAATATCGCAACTGAGGGCATATCCATGCAAAGGGCGGAAGAGGCTGTTAAAACCGGGAAGGCTGAGATTGTTTCACATCCTGAAGCGCCGGGAATGCTGTTCTTGCGCCAGCCAAATACAGGTCATGAGACGCTGATTTCTCCGACGAAGAAAACGGACCCTGATGACTTCTACACTGTTACGGAAAGGATCGAAGAAAGCCCCGGTATTCCCGGTACTCCTGAAGTGCCAGCTCAAAAGAGAAAATTGGGCGGTATTGATTGGTTGAGAAAAGACATTCCTCACCAGCCAGCTATGCCTGAAGTGCCTGCACATGGGGACTACACTATCACTCGAAAGGTGCCCTCTGGAATGGGGATACCTGGAATACCAAACCTTGCACCGCTTGGACCATCGGCCCCAGCAGCTCCATCGGAAGGTACTCGGGTTCGGGTGCGAGATCCGAAAGGTAAAACTGGTACGGTTGCAGCGGAAAATCTGGAAGAAGCTTTAGCGGCAGGCTATACGAGATTGTGAAATGCCAATCGATTTCATAGAGGAAGAGGCTGGAATTGACTTCATCCCTGATGAACCGAAGCGTGATCCGGTAATTGATCTGACGCCTTCTGGACCGTTCAGCATAGGCACGCCGAGACAACCTACGCCACCAGAGATGCTGGCAACGTACGGTGGACCGTCACGACAATTGGCTTCTTTGCGTGAGACAATGCAGGAGCCGTTATCTGTCGCCCGTGAGCATATTGAAGAACCGCTTAGGCCAAGGATTGAACTCCCCAAACTTCCGCCTGTCAGTGAAGTGCCTGTTGGCGGACTAGAAAAGGCGTTTCTAGCAACATCTCCTATTGCCAGAAACCTTGGAGAACTGTTTGGCCCGAACATTCCTGCGACAGTAATGCGCCAAGGCATTAATGCAGTGGCGGCTGTGCCTGAGTTTTTCACCAGTCCAGCAGGTCTAGCCACTATACCTGCCGTTGCCGTAGCTCCAACTGCTGTTGCTGCATTTTTCACCTTGGACATGGCGAAGGCCCTTGGCAATCAGGGATTGGAATTGTGGAACAAGTGGGATGAAATGACGCCTGAACAACGCGCAGCATCGTTGACTGACATGGGCGCAACGGGGGCAATGATGCTAGGCGCGGGAGCGCACTTGAAGAATCGGGTAAGGTCAATAGCCGACACGGTTAACCCGCAAGAATCGCCACCCGTTATACCAAGGACGGGTGCGGAGATTACGCCGCCCCAAGGCGCACGAGCGCCACGCACGGAGCCTGCGCCAATCGAGCGCGTGACGCCTGAGCAAGCCGCCGCGCAAGCCGAGGCGATGACCCGCGTCGCTGACACGGGCATGGATGCGGTGGCGAACAAGCCCGCGCCTGTGGTTGAGCCGCCGAAGGTGGAAGCCGCGTCTGAAGCGCCGAAGGCTGCCGGTTTGCTTGAGCCGACCAAGGAGTTGTTGAAGCAGGCGCGTGCTGCGGGGTTGCCTGTGGAAGCGCAACCGAACGTAATCCGAACCGCGAAAGCGTTGCCGAGTGGAGATCAGACGCAGCGGGTAGCTGAGGCTCTGCAATATCACGCCAAGACGGCCGGTGGTTGGGAAGCTGATTCCCTGCGAGCAATGGAACAAAGCATCGCGCGCGCGATGCCAGGCAGCGAACTGATTGGCCGCTTGGAAGCTACGCGAAAGCAGTTGGTGCCTGCGGCGGCGGAACCTGGGGCTCCAGTTGCTGGCAAGGCTCCCGCGACTGCTCCAGTGGTTACGGCCGCCACGGTGCCGCCGGCGCAGGTGGAAGCGAAGCTCGGGCCGGGAATGATTCCGCTCACGGTGCCGACCAGCCAGGTCGAAGCGAAGCCTACTGCAACCGAAGCGAAGGCTGCGCCTGCCACAGCTACGCCCGGTCCTGGTGCCATGACTCCGGGTGAACCGCCACGGGCGCAAATTGAGCAGCTCACTACGGCGTTTAAAGGAATTGAGGCATCCAAGCCAACTCTTCGCGAGCGCGTTCAGGAAGCATTTCGGTTGGGTGAAAGATCCGCACTCGTTAAAGATTCATTCTCTAAAGCCTTGTCAGGTTTGAATCGCGCTGGGGATTATCTCACTCAACGCTGGAAGGGAATCGAGAACATTGACGATCTGTTGCGGTCCAAAGGCGAACTGTCAGCTGAACTTGAGAAGCGCGGCTGGCGTACTCGCGCATGGGTTAAACAGGCCAACAAGTCCATTCCGAGAGCACGTGACCAAGCTGCTATTGCCAAATGGATTGATGCTGGCGGTGATGCCGCTGAGCTTCGCCGAGGAGCAGCAGAAACCAAGCCCCAGTATCGGCAGGCGTATGAAGATGCACTGAACCTGAAGGGAGACCTTCTTGTTGCCGCTGAGAACGCCCGAAATTACTTCGATTCCCGCTTGCAGGAGGCCATCGATGCGGGTGTTGTCAAAGCTGGTGTTGAAGATTACATCCACCGTATTTATGAAAGCCGACCTGACTTGCAACAGAAGGCGTATGCCTATGTTCAAAGCAGCTTGCTAAAAGCCAACCCTGCGCTTGCCCGAAAGCGCGTGTTTCAATTTGATTGGGAAGCGGAGAAACTTGGTTACCGACCAGTTCAATCCTTCGTCCAGCGTATTGCGCAATACGAATCGAGCTTGTCCAAGGCAATCGCAGCCCGCGAGTTCATTCGCAAAGCCTCGGAGATGAAGGCGGCTGACGGGCGACCCGTGATTGACATAAAGGGTGTCGGCACACCTATCACAGATGTAGTAACGGGCGAACGGCAGGCCACACTAATCAAACCGACCTTCAACCCACAGAAAGCCAATGAACCCGGAACAGAAAATTACCGGGGGGATTATGTGAACAAGGAGTTTCCAGCATTGTCCCGTTGGAAGTGGGTAAGTGCGGATTCCGAGGGCAAACCCATATTTGTTCAGGGCGACGTGGCAATTCATCCCGATTACGTTCATCGCATTAGTAGCCTTTTGGAACCTTCTCGGATTCGATACGGCAAGTACGGCCGCATTCTTCGACCAGCACTAAATGTCGGGGCGACGTTCAAGCAAACCATGCTGGATCTTTCGATGTTCCATCAGGTGCAAATCGCAGTCCACGGCATGGAGCACAAGGTTGCCCCATGGAAAATCATCAAGGACATTGATTTCGAGAACCCCAACGTAGACGGATTGCTGCGCGGTGGCATAACTCTTGGCGGTGAGTATTACCCAACCCACGCCGCTGAAGGCTTGATCGGTTCATCGCTCAGTCGGCAGATTCCATTCCTTGGGCCATTGATGCAGAGCTACCATTCATGGCTCTTTCAAGATTATATCCCGCGCATAAAGATGACCATGGCGCTGAAGGCGCTGGAACGGAATCGCGCTCGCTATGGTGATAAGATGAGCGATGAGGCAATCATGAATAAAACCGCAGGTCAGGCGAATGCGGCCTTTGGTGAATTGAACTATACCATGCTAGAGCGCAGCAAGACGGCTCAGGACATTTCCCGCCTAATCATGTTGGCACCCGATTTCTTGGAGGCCCGTGGTCGTTTTGCCGCAGAAGCTCTCGCCAAAGGCGGAAAGAGTGCCGTGCCGGGATTTGGTAACGAGCAACGAGCAGCATTACTCTTGGGCGCATTAACCATGTACGTGACTGCAAGAATCGCGAACAAGGTTATTAACGATCAGTATCATTTCGAACCAGAGAATGCGTTCAGTATTGTTTACAACGGCCATGCTTACGGTCTGCGCACAGTGCAAGGTGACATTTTGCACCTGCTGGAAAAACCGCTGCAATTCTGGCTGAATCGTCTCAACCCCGTTTACGGTAGAACGCTCCTGCAACTGGTGACTGGCCGCGATTACTTCGGGCGCAAGCGAACGGTTCCTGAAACTCTATGGGATTCGGCCTCTAACATAACACCTATTGCGCTAAGGAGCGGTCGCGAACGGAAGCTTTGGGAATCGATTGCAAATTCCATGGGCATTACAGTCAAGCGGTGGAACGATGTGGATGATGCCTTCACGCTGGCTAAGAAATGGAAAGATGAGCACGGCATTGGCGAGAAAGGCGAATTCATTTATGACCCGGACAAAGATCAACTGCGCGGGCTGAAGGTCGCTCTGAGTTACGGTGATGACGCTGGAGCTGTAAAAGAGATCAGGAAGCTGGTTGATTCGGGATACCAGCTTTCGAAGCTAAACGATTACTTCAAAAGATATGCCGGGATGCCGTTCACTGGAAGCTTTAAGAATGACAAGGAATGGCAGCAGACGCTATCCGAAGATGAAAAGAAAACTGTGGAAGGCGCACGGCAACACAAGCAGAACATTCGTGATCTGTATACCAAATCAGTAAGACAATATTTGGCAGCGCAAAGAACACCAACAGCCCAATAACCATGCCAGCCACGTCGAAGAAGCAGCAACAGTTCATGGCCATCTGTAGTCACAATCCATCAAAGGCGCGTGGCAAATGCCCGCCTAAAGTCGTCGCGCAAGAGTTCTCGCATAAGCCTGGTGGTGGCTACAAGGGTGCGACCAGCTACAAGCGAAAGTAATTACAGGATTGACACAATTGTCTATTCAGCACAAAGATTGGGCAACCGCATGATCATTAACTTTTCGCCCAAGAAACAGTTCCAGGAAAACACCGAAGTCGCACGCGAACTGGCCACAGTGGTGCAGTCCGGTAACTTTCACATCGCGCTCTCTTCCGCACTCTCCGAATACAGCTTTAGGCGCACGCCAACCGCAGAGCAGATTGTAGCGGTGCGCGAATTCATTTCCATTCTCCTGCAACTGCCTTTCGAAGATCAGCCACTGCCGAGTTTGCAGATCCCCACTCTCGACCGCTCTGTTTACGAGCGTCACTATCGTCCACCCGGAGATTCTAAAACCACAGCCAAATAACTAGTATGCCTATCGAATCACCAGTAGCCACAGAAACCACTTTACCAGCGCCTGAAGCATCGGCTTTCCCTGATTTCGATGCCGCTTTCCCAGACGGCCTAGACAGTCCCCCCCCAGCTCCCGAGAAAAAGCCTGCGCCTGAGCCAGCTACTACCTCTGGCAGCGAAGATAGATCGAGCACTACTCCGCAATCGGGCGCAGGCACTACCCCGAAACCTGCTGACAAACCAGCCGACAAGCCCGAAGAGAAAGCGCCAGAGACGCCAGCGACACCCGAGGATGAGTTCACCCCGCCAACCGTAGCCAAGAATTCTGAGCTGCGCGGGTTTGCCTTCCGCATGGGGAACAAGGCCAAGGAGTACAAGTCGCAGCTTACCCAGCTTCAGCAACGCATCACGCAACTCGAAGCGCAACCGCCCAAACAGCAGGTGGATAACAGCGCCATGGCAGCGCAGCTCGCGGAAGCCAACAAGCGGCTGGAGCAATATGAGAATGACTTGCGCCTGACCAAATACGAGCGCAGCGCCGAGTATCGCGACAAGTACGAGCGGCCTTACAAAGACGCCATCGCCAGAGCCTATCGCGAAGTCAAAGAACTCATCGCTTTCGAGCCGAATGCCGAAGATCCCGAGAACCCAAAAGAGCGCACGGCCAATCAACAGGATTTCGATGAGGTCTACGGATTGCCCTTGGGACAGGCTACACGGCTGGCCAAGCAGCGGTTCGGTGATGCGGCGATGATCGTCCTTCAGCATCGCCAGAAGATTCGTGAACTCATGGAGTCGGCGTACCAAGCGGTGGAAGAGTACAAGGGTAAGGGTGCGGAAGCCGAGAAGTTCACTAAGGCTCAGGAAGCGCAACGCGAGCAAGGCATGGTATCGATGTTCTCTGCCGCACGCGGGATGCACGCTAAGCGCAACCCTGCTCTATTCGCGGAGAAGGAAGGCGATACTGAAGGGAACTCCTTACTCACTAAGGGACGGCAATTCGCCGACATGGTGTTTGCTGGCAATGACGGATTAACCCCGCAACAGGTGGTGATGCGCGATGCCCGCGCCTACAACTGGCTCTCCGCATTCCCCCGCGTATCGTCGGCCCTAGAGAAGGCCAAGGCCGAGATTGCTGAACTCAAGTCCACGCTGGAATCAATCAAGGGCAGTGCTCCAGGGAAACCTAAGCCGAGCGCAGAATCTGCACCACCATCCGAAAAAGGCTGGGAATCAGATTTCGATGCAAAGATCACATAAGCTCGCAGTCGTAGCGTGGGCACTATGGTTGTGCTTGCTACTGGGCAAGTTGTTGCAGGCGCAAGAGACAACGGTTTATCCACCGCAACAGACTGTTTGGCTCGGCAAGCTTAAGAATCAGGCTGATGAATTGGAGATTGGGGTTCTTGTTCGAGCCAACAACGGCAACTCGCGGGCGCTCAGGCACGTTCGCCTTCATCGTTTTGAGTTCAATAATCCTGACGTGGCTGAGCGCCTGTTGCGCACGGGCAAGTTTGAGTTCTTGGAGCCTGACCAGACTGTAACTATTGACGCTACTCCAAGTGACCCGCTCTACAGCCAGCTTTGGGGCATGACCAATATTCAGGCCAACCTTGCATGGGACACTTCCGTTGGCTCAGACGCTATCATCGTAGCGGTAATTGATACTGGCATCTGGACTGAGCATCCGGACTTGGCTGCAAACATCTGGACTGATCCCATCTCCGGTTCGCATGGCTGGACCTGTATTCGCGGCGTACTTACCGAAGGAGTCATTGACGATCAGGGACACGGCACGCATGTCACTGGAACCATTGCCGCCGTAGGAGACAATGGGATCGGCGTAGCGGGAGTTAATTGGCGGGCAAAGGTTGCGGGATTCAAGTTCCTTGGCGGAACTGGTTCTGGCCAACTTTCAGATGCCGTGATGCTCATGGACAAAATCATCCAGCTCAAGAAGGAGCGCGGCATAAATTTCCGAATCACGAGCAATTCGTGGGGAAGCACCGGGACCAGCGATGCACTCGGAGAAGCATTCGAGAGACTTCAGGAAAACAACATCCTGTCTATCGTTGCGGCTGGAAACAACGCAATGAACATCGACGTTTCGACCTATTACCCCGCTGGAGCTACGAACAAAGGCGTGGTCACTGTCATGGCTACGGACACGAACAATGCCAAGGCATCCTTCTCAAATTGGGGTTATGGGAATGTCGATATAGCCGCCCCGGGCGTAAGCGTGTTGAGCACCGTTCCAACCAATGCCGCATCCTTAGGAAATCCTTCTGGCTATCGCAGTCTCAGTGGGACATCGATGGCTACGCCGCATGTGGCTGGACTCGCCGCGTTAGCCCTCTCTGTGAATCCAGCTCTGACGTTCTCTGAGTTGCGAGATTTGCTATTGCATCCCCAAAGCTATGACGGGCTTACCGACCTCGCCGCTCAGCAAAGCGGCACAGGTGGACGCATTAATGCCCGAAAGACCTTGGCCAATTCGCGTATCTTCAACCCTGAACCCAACTCTCCGCCTGTCCTAACCGTATCCTTCACCCAAAATGTTCATGGTGGCGATACCTGCACGATTTCAGGCAAGGCCACAGACCCCAATGGAGATAGTGTTCGAGTTGTCATTACATCAGAAAACAATCTATTCCCGCAAACACTGAACTCGGTAACCTTCGTTGCTCATCAGTACGCAATTGATTTTGTCGCTCGCGTCAGCGTAGTCGCATTGGACGGTAAAGGCGGCTCAACTCAAAGGCGGATCGGAATCAACATTCTGAAAAGGGAATTGCCGCCAATGGAGTTCGGCTTGGATACGCGCATTTGGCAGGGATCATCTATCAGCAACGTGCAGGTAATGGCGTGCCTAACTCCAGAGAGCACCGTTCAGCCAGTGCGTGTCAGCTACATGTTTGGTGAGCTGGGCAAGCTCAGCACCACGACATGGATGGTATACCGTCCTTACATCGATTGCGATAGCACGGAATATGGTGCGGGCTTAACGGTTCCCAAAGCTGTGGTTTGTTACGCTTTCGGGGAAAATCTTAGAAAAGATATTGTGCTTTCCTACTATAAATACTTCCGGGTTGGGGGCACGACTAATCTCACCGAAGCACCCACCATAAACCCGAAGTTTATTAACCCATCTGGGACAGCACCATTGACCGTGAGCTACGACTTCACTGGATGCGTTGAACCATACGGATTGGTGCGCACTACAGTCGATCAGGATGGCACTGGTGGTAAAGCCGTGCCGTTAGTTGGCACATTAACCTACGCCAATCCGGGCACGTACCGCTCAAAGCTGTTCGTGTCAGGCAAATATTTCACGGTAGGAACTTGGTTCTATGTGACGGTGCTAAGCCAAGACAAGTCTGATGAATTCACACCAGATCCGCCAATGCACCTTAGAGTTGCTGGCGCTAAGGCTAAGCAATAATTTGTTGACAAGGTTTTGGATATAGAATAAAAGTGCCCTATCGGTTCGCGAGTCGGCACATCCGTAAAAGCCAACTTCTGATATTCTTCTTTTCGGTTTAAGTCACCGAAGTTAGGTCCGTTTCCGTTTCCCCCGCGTTTCACAACAGGCGTTATCACGCCTAATTCCCGTTTGATGATTTATGGCTTGGGACTGTAATAGCTACTTTTCGTACTTGTTCGATCGTACTCCACATTGGGATAACGATGTTCTGAAGGATTGGTATCCCACCGATGATGCCTGGATGGGGCAGGTGGCTACCGCTCCGTGGGATGCGTTCACCGGCACTCAGCATGTTTGGGATCGGATGCACTTCGCTGCGCCTGACCTGACACAGGGCTGGAACATTTTCGACACGCAATCGATGCTCACCAACAACGGGTTGGGTGCAGCAGTAGCGGGTGAAGGCTGTACTACGGCCTGCGACCGCACTGAAATTTGTGTGGGTTGGGGTGTCACGCGCAAGACTTACGACCGGCTTACCACGTCGTACGCCACACGCCCGTTCTGCTTCGATGAGATCAACACCCGCGCCAAGGCCAAGGAACAGATGGGCAACATCGTCGCTGGCCTTAAGGACGTGTCCAAGCAGGTCATGGCTGATTTCCTGCGTTACAACGCGATTCAATCCGCTGACACGATCTACATCGCCGGAAACGCCTTGGCGGAAGTCACTATCACGGGCACCACCTTCACCGGAGCAGCCACTACCATTGACATCGCTGCGGCTGACCTCCCCACGAGCGAATTGACCATTCAATACTTGCAACGGTTCTATGAGCCTTTGCAGTACGAAGGTTATTTCCGCACGAAATACGTGCCTCAAGGTGTGTTCAAGCTGATCACGGACCCCATTACGAGCCAGCAGCTTGTGCAGGGAAACCCCACGCTCCAGAGCATGTACAAGTTCACCGACTTTCAGGAGGGCGGCAAGCTGTTCAAATACGGCATGAGCGCGGCCATTGGCAATTTCGGCATCGCTTGGGATGCTTATCCGGCTCGGTATTACTGGGATTCGGGTGCTGACGTTCTCCGTCGCGTTTGGCCATTCGTTAACGTGGCGGCTGGTGAAGCGGGCGGTCCTTCCATGGGCATCAAGAAGATTCCCAATACGCAATACATCCTTGCACCGTACCAGATTTCGCACATCTGGCACCCGGAAGCGATGAAACGCTTCACCATGAGCTTGACGGCGGTGAACCCGGAGATGCCTTTCCTTACCCGCGACTTGGCGGGCAAATGGCAGTTCCTGGGCGGCAATCGAGACAAAGTGTTTGTGGTGCGCGATCCCGTGACTGGCGATACCTGCACGATTGATAACAAGCGTGGCAACCAGGGTCTCATGTTCGCTGATTTCGAGTCAGCGATTAAGTTTGAACGCCCGGAGATCGTCCGTGGAATTCTCCACCTGCGCGAGCCTGGGTGTGTCGTAGACAAGGTGCCTTGCAGCACGGCTCCGAGCTACGTGACCCAGACATACGGTTGCCTGCCGTTGTGCCAGGAAGTTGCATAATTTCCTTCTGGTGGTCCATAGGTTGGTTGGGCTGGCTGTTGGTTCTTTGTGGTCTCCAACAGCCAGCTTCTTCCGCAAAGTGAAAGGACAATTATGGCAATGATGGATGAAGAAATGGCGGAAACACCGGCGACCATGCCGATGGAGGAAGAAGAGAAGTCTTCAATCTTCCTGCCCAAATCCAGCTTAGGCGGCAAGGAATGCAAGCCTGGGGACACGTTGACGCTCAAGGTTCAGGATGTGGACCCGGAGACGGGCGACGTTGAGGCGGTAATGGAGGGGTATGAGCACAAGTCGAATTCTGGGTATCAGGAGGATTTTGATCGGGCGATGCCCGAAGAAAGCGAGATGGCATAATGGCTATAGCTGATTGCACAAATGCAAGTGAAGTGGCTGCGGCACAACCGTGCCTGAACTGTGTTTCGGATGAAATCGAGTTGTGGGCATTATTAGCCTACCTTTTTGGCACTCAGAACGGACAGACGTTTGCCGATCAGCTTGAGGCATCCAAGAAATACGGGAATATCAGTAACCTTGATTTTCTCAAGGGACTGGTGGCGACAATGCCGGATGCGTGGCTGGCTACTGTGGACTGGAGCAACATTGACGCTTCTATCCGCATGTATCGCAATGCGGGTGAACAGAAGGTAAGGGCGATGCTGCTGCAATCCTGGTGCGAATACTTCAAGACTGTTTAAACCCGCATGTCCAGAGGCGTTGATTGCACCAACCCGAGCGAGGTATTGGCGATTTACCCGTGTCTGCGGTGTGAATCGACAACCGACATGTTCACAATCCTGACGGGCCTTTTAGGGATAGGCCAAGGATTGACGGATCTGGAGTCGCTGATTCAAAGCTCCAAGAAATGGCGCAACATCAATGACGTTGATTTGCTGAAGGCGATGATCTCCGTGCTTCCAGAGGATTGGTTTGCAAATCTGGACACGGGATCTTTGCAATCGAGCTTCAGCAGGTTGGAATCGCTTGGTCTGCAGGAAATCAAAGCCATCTGGTTTGTGCTCTGGTGCTCATTCTGGGAAGCGTATACCGGAGTATTGCCCGGACTATGTGAAAACTTGCAAGGAGAGGGTGCGCCGAACGTATGATCACCCCGGATTTCATTGGTCAGGTATATGAGGATACCCTTACAGGCGACATATGGAGGGCCAATAGCCTGACCATTGGCGATTGGATCCTAATTTGCACACCGGGGAGCGCACCCGTAGGAAACGTTCAAGGCGCGGGAGACCCATCGGTAGTACTGCCCGATTTTGTGGGTCAGGTTTATAAAGACATACTTACGGGCAATTTGTGGCGTTCAAACACCGAGACCATAGGTGACTGGACATTGGAACTTCAGAACTCGAAGCTTGAATGGCAACCCAGTGGTCTGTGCATCTTAAACAGAGCGAAATTTGCGCTACTGGAGAACAACGAGTTTACGTCACTCGTGTTAAAAAATACTACGTCTGGTGGAATTAGTGTTGAGGTAGATTTTACGCTTCAAACCCTTACCAGCACCGACCTATTAACCATCGATCAGGCCATAAACGCGGCTCTCGTTATAGACAATTGCGACGTGCTGAACACCGTAAACTTTTCAGTCCTGACCGATGTAACGGATCAGATAAGCATCAGCAACGCCCCATTGCTGGCAACGGTAGCTTTTCCAGCTCTGGAAACAGTGCCCATCTTTACCTTGGACACCCTTCCGGCTCTGGCGACGTTAACTCTCAGTGCGCTTATAACGGTTTCTGGCACTTTCACCATAACGGCGTGCGCGATTCTAACTACCGTTAACTTATCAACGATGGTTACTGCTGGTGGCCTGTCGATCCATGATAATCCCGCACTTACTACGCTTTCACTGCTTGCGTGGGTGCCTCCAAATGGAAGCATTAACAATTTTGAGGCAAATGCTTTGAATGCGTCTACGGTGAACCTTATTTTGGAGCAGGGTGTAGCCAATGCCGGGTTTGTTTCGGGCACCATAAATTTATTCGGGGGCACCAATGCCGCACCAAGTGGCCAAGGGGTAGCTGATGTCATCACGCTTCAGGGAAGGGGCGTAACAGTAACCCACAACTAAAGTATACTATGGCTATAAGCGCAGATCCGGCAGTACTGGCGGCTCTTTCGACTTGCTACCGCTGTTTCGATGAGGGCGACCAGAAGCTGGTCTTGATCGCAATCCTGGCGGAGCTGGCCGGGCTGGCTGGTCAGACTCCCTCGCAGCTTATGGCGCTAGGCAAGTGCTATTGCGGCATCCCTGAAGGCGACCAGCAAGGCATCATGAATTACCTGTTAGATACAGTGGCCAATGGTGGTGCCGTTCCAGGCGACTGTGAAAACCTTGAAGGCGTAGGAGACCCGACATAATGCCTGTCACACCTGAATTCGTAGGCCAAGTCTACAAAGATACTTCCAATGGCAACATCTGGAGGGCCAACAGCACTACTCCGGGGGATTGGACGCTGGAGGTGCAGAACATTTGGACTTCTAGCGGAGATAATCCGGCTGAGCAATTGGGGTGTTTCAGTTACTACCCAATAGTAGGGGCAACTACCATCCAATACAATCCCACACAGAATTTGAATGGCTTTGACGTTGGGGACTTAACTGGGGTAGTGAATTTCCTGTGTCCAAACTTGGTAAATATAGGCGCTGGAGGCGTAACGGGCTATTTTCAAATTTATGGATGGAGCAACCTAACAACAGCCAGCTTTCCGTTACTGGAAACAGTTCTTGGCTCCTTTTCCATAGATGCGAACGCCTTAAGCAGCATTGATCTGGCAAGCCTTCAAACGGTTCAAACTGTTGGCGGTGGTAATGGATTATCCCTGTCAAACACAACCCTTGCTACCTTATCTTTGCCCGTATTTACAGGCACTAAGCTAACGTTGTTTTCAAATGGCTCTCTAACTTCATTTTCTGCACCAAATTTTGCAAGTGGACCCATTGAGGTTAGTTCTCCACTGCTGACCACTTTTACGTTAACGGCTTATTCTCCCGCCAATGGTGTGGATATTAACTTTAACGGATGCGCTCTAACGCAAGCTAAGGTTGATGAAATTTTGGCAAAAGCCGTGGCGAATGCGGGTTATGTATCGGGAACGATTGACTTGCAAGGTGGAACGAATTCAGCGCCATCTGGGGCTGGGGCGGCGAACAAGGCAATTTTGATAGGAAGAGGAGTAACAGTTTTAACGAATTAAGATTTATGATCAGATTATTAAAGCAATCACTTTGGGTAGCTGCACTCGGGCTGTGCCTGTGTTTCCCCAGTAATGCATCTACGCTTTATGCGCCAGATGCTGCATATGTTGATCTAAGGCAAGAATGGATGCTTCAGCGGTCAGATGGGAACCTACTCAGGATTTCAGTAGTGTCCACGGTCGCTGCATCTTACTGGGGAACTTCAGCCTATTTGGTTGGGGTTGATACACTGACTGGCGACAGCTTTTTCGTTGGCGACACCTACCATTACTGGGCCACACCTTCAACTGATTCTTCGGTTGTGATTCCGTCTATGTCTAATGCGCTTTCTATTGCAGCAAACTGGATTACGTCACATAGCGGACCTTACGCAGGGGCAACACTGGTCGAATTTAACGAGATCGATGTGTACGACTTACCAGATTGGAACTCGTTTTCCTACCTGACTCCAATGGACGCATCTTTGGATTGGTGGGTGGACTGGGATTCGAGTGGAGCTAGGTTTACCAATTCCGAGCCGAACGATTTTGGAGCATGGACTTGGGATGGAAACCCCATACCATGACACCCACTGAACTCATGGCTGCGGCCCGCTGTTACCAGTGCCTGGATGCTACGCAGGCTGGGGCTGTAGAGACCTACACTGCCGTCGCGTATGCTAACGGTGGAACGCCACCGATTGTTGGAGACTTCTTTTTTGGTGATCCGGATGCTCCCTTTATTTTCGGTGATCCAGATGCTGGATTCGGTTTCGGAGGATAACACATGACGAAAACAAAGTTTTGGGTTGGACTAGGCGTTTGCTTAGTCGCACTGGCTGCGCTAGGCCAAGCAATCAAATGGTATAACGACGCTGCTATCCCTCAAAAGACGGTGATGGATGGTGCCGAAGTCATGTCGATTCAACAGACGGGGCCGAATGCGTATCGATGGGCGCTGCTATCCGATGTGCGTGAATACATGGCGGGCGAGGCGGGCGGGCCAATCACAATCATCTATGCCACCACGATTAACGTCACCACGAACTACACGACAAATGCTTTTATCACGACGCTGACAGTTGTATCGAATGCCTATTTCAATGAAACGAATTTCGTTAATTACGAGATTGTGACGAACCTAACCGTGGTGAATACCTATAAGGGTAACATCAATTTCACGACGAACTTGTTCCTGCTCACTGCCAGAGCAGAGGATATCGCATGGGACGGCCCCACAAACACCGTAGACTTTTCGCTAGGAAGCTTGCAGAATTACACTACATTTACGCCATTCTCCGTAACCAACGTCATCGGGGAAACGAACGGGTACGGCAACTCCGTGCTGCTTTGCGTGTCGAATGCAGCGACTACGAACGTGACCTTTACCCCGCCTACAGGCTGGAAGATCGGAGTTGGTGATTCCGTCACACTTACCAATACCGACATTATGGAAGTATGGTTTCTGTCGGCTACGAGCCGCAAAACCATCGCAACCAAGGCATTCCATTGAAGCGCATTGTTTTGCTAATCATCTTCGCGGTGCCGTTGCTAGCATTGCTTGTCCGCGCTCAGTTTGTGGGAGGTGGAGCGGAGCAGCCTATATTTTCAAACACCACAACCGGCCCAAATACGGAGCTTAATGGTGTGCCTGGAGTCTATTTACGTTGGGTGGCTAGTGACCTTTCCAACAGTCCCGTGACAGCATGGCCCGATAGAATTGAGAGCAGATACTTAGTGCAAGCCACCGTTGCGGATCAGCCAGCTTGGGCTACCAATGCTGTAATATTTGATTCTGCGAGTGCCGACTTCATGACACTGACCAACACTGTATTTCTAAGAATGGGAACTGCACTTGGAGCACCCACAAACGCTATGCTGGTGGTATGCTCCAGCGATGCCATAGGCGCACCCTCAAGATCACTAATTGACAAAAATGATACCAGCGGAGACGCTTTCCTTTGGCATGGATTCAGTAGTGTCTGGAGGGCACCTTCGATAATTGGAGTGGAAACCGCAATAGGTAAAAACTATGAGTATTTGTGGGCTGGTACAAATGGCGCATTAATGTTGCATTTTACTAATGGAATTGCAGCGCTTCAAACTGACCAACAGAACTCAGCTATATTCCAATTCCTTGGGAGGCGAAGTAATGCTACTTTTCCGTGGCATGGAACTGTTAAAGAGATCGTTATCTTTACAAATAGCGGATCTCAGCCATTCTTCACTACTCCACAAATAGATGCCATCCATCAATACGTCACCAACACTTACAACCCATCTACATTTTGAAATGAACCATAAACTTTCTCTATCACTTCTATTCCTACTCGCACTCACCGCCTGCACATCGCTCTATCGTGGCACAATCACGCTTACCAATGTCGTGGATGCTGCTGCCAAGGAGTACGCCATCCTTTACAATCAAGGTGTAGTCTCGCCCGAAGTTGACCTCAAGGTCGAAGCTGCGCACCTGAAATATCGTGAAGCCGCGAAGGTCGCAAGCGATGCGCTGCGTGTCTACAAAGAGACGGGTGATCAAGGTGCTTACACCCGAGCACTTGAAGCCGTGCGCCTTGCGGCTACCATATTCGTTGATCGTATTGTGCCCCTGCTCATCGAGTCCAAGGGCACCAAACTGCGCAATGACTTGTCTAAAGCTACAGAATTATGAGTGAACAACTGCTGATCGCATTGATCAACTTCGGCACCAAGTTCGGCATTGCCGCAGCCATTGAGATTGCCAAGGGCATAAAAGGTCCGGCGCCCACCATTGATGACGCCATTGCCGCACTCGAAAGAGCAGAATCTAAGAGCCTAGCGCAATACAAGGCTGAAGCACCAAACTCCCCTAACCTTCCCCCTGTACCATGAGCTTAGTCACTATCGTAATCGCCCTGATCGTAGTCGGAGTGCTCCTCTGGCTGGTGAACACGTACATCCCGATGGACCCGAAGATAAAGAAGATCATCAACATCGTGGTCCTGGTGGTGGTGGTTTTATGGCTTCTGAACGTGTTCGGACTCCTGCCCGCCATCAAAAGCATACATGTAGAGAAGCCCTAACTACCTCAGAACCCCCTCTTTCCCCCGTAACCGGAATCGGGTTACGGGGGATCAACTTCCGTCAGTTGAATAAGGGAGCAACCCCGGTGAGCTATTTGTTAGTCGCCGCCAACCTGTCTGCCTCTGGCATTAACCTCGCGTGAACTCGCGGGCGACATGGGACAGCCTTAGTTTTGTTGACCCGGACAAAGGGCATACATCCGGGGTGGTTTTGAGAGAAATCAGTACAAAGAAAAGCCCCTATTGTTACGAGCAACAGGGGCGGTGTAGGCGGAGTGCGACTCGACCTACGGGTGTTTTCGACCAGGATGGGCCGAAATTGTTTCGGGATCGCATCCTGGTCCACGCTCTCGTAAAGCATGCCCGATGCGGGTTACTGCCCATTCGTCAAGCTCTGAAGCTCTAGCTGAAGCTGTGCGATACGCTTCTGGCGCAGAGTTTCGTCATCCAGCGGTCCAACGTCTGAAATAAGCCTGTCCACGGCGATGTTGGGATCGTCAGCATTTCCAAAGGCGGATTCCCTCACAGTATTCCCCGGAAGGTATGCCGTGTAGGTGCGGATGCCGTCAGCTTCGGTGCTGATCCAGAGATCGGTTCGTTGTTGTGGGTATTGTCGGTGCAAGCGGTCTGCTGCTGCAAGTATGATGTGGTCTCCTAGATTCATAAATGCATCGGTGGTTGTGGCTTCTGGAATGTGCTCTCTAGTAAAGTCGAACAAGTTCTTGAGGAGTTCTGGTTCCAAAAAGATCGTGTTAGTGGTCTCGTATCCGTTTTCAGTGGTGAGTTCTATGGCCCAGCCGTTGAATTTGGCATAAGCGCCATCGCCTAAATAGATTTCGGGTTCGTCCATATTATTCGTTAGTTGCTTCCAGTAGTTCCAGCCGAGCTCGCCACGTAGATCCCTTTTCCAGAAGCGCCACGGCCCGTTCATTGGCTTCCTGGAGCCGCATGACCCGAGCGGCCAGGCTCTCGGCGGTTGATTTCCAGTCTTGCGTACGGCGGATCAGCTCCTGCCGTTCCTTTGTTGCGGTGTCGATTAGGTTCATTTTTCTATTAGTTCACGCTTTTCTACTTCGGCATTCTGTTCATTACAAAAGGCTTTGGCTTCCTCTTCGGTGGCGAATAGTCCTTCCTCATCCCAGATTGTTCCACTACCCACCCCGGTTGCGCGAAGCATGTATTGAATCACCAACAGCTTTTTGTCGTAGCCATCCGTATATTGTTCCGCTGTAGCCTCGATACGGACTTGACCAATTTCGCTTTTCTCAACGATAAACCAGCGCGTATGATAGCTTTGGCGTTGTCCTCCTCGGCACTTAGGACAGTGAAATTGTTCTCCATTTATCGTGACAGTTCCGGCCCCTTCGCACGCGCGACACGGCGATGCCTTGATAAGTCCATGGTCATAACTCACTGCGAATACTTTTTGATTCAGGTGGAAGCGTGGTGTGTAGGTCATAACAATCCTTTCAATCGTTTATCGATGTCGTATGCCTCCCTGAACAGTAGAAATTGACGCTGGCACAGCGGGATTATCTCAGCGCTGAAATGCCGATGCTCAAATGATACAGGGTCATCAGGCGCGTTTGGCTTGCTGATCCGGAGAATATCGATGCCGTGTAACAGTCTGTCTGGATAATATTCGTCCCATAGCAACGAGTATCCCCCGGCGACCTGAATGAGCTGGTCCGTGTAGATCCCGCTCGAAGTTTTGTAATCCAGAAGTCGTAACGTGCCTGACATAAAAGCCGCGTCGCACGTTCCACCGAATTGATACCTTTCAGATACCATAGGCTCTTCTGAAGCTGCGAGCGCCAGTTTGGTTTGCTCCTTCCATTCCAAGAACGCCAGGAAAGCGTGATCAGCCTTGGCTAGGATGTCCTTATTCCAGTCTGAGCGTGGAAACTCTTTGCGGTGCAGGTCACAATCGATCATCTCATGGCAGCATGTGCCAGCGTCTGCCGCACTGTCGCGAGCTTCGTTGATGTCGATGCCTTCCTTGCCGCAATTGTACGCCCACTGGATGAGTCCGCCCGACTCCTTGAAGCGGGACAAAATCGTCGTTACCCCGGGAATGCGCTTTCCAACGGAGTTGAAATACCCTTTCTTGGGTCTGCCTGTGCCTTTGGTAATTGTGGTAGTCATGTTTAATAATCTTCGGTGTAGTAGAATGCTTTTCTTGTGGTTCGTACTGCGGCTCGATTTTTGTAGCTATCTATAGCCTTAACGGCCCCCTCCATGGTGGCATGAGAAAAATATGGTTCCGTGTTCACTTCTGGAAAATACGGACGCTCTAAATACACCCACCAAGTGAACCAATAACGACACTGTGCGATAAACCGATCCTCCCTTTTAATAACGCGGTATTTCAGTTTCATGCTCAATCCCCCTTAGTACTTACGAACACACGATCTTGACCTGCCACATCGCCGTTGGTGATTTCCCAGATTTCACCTAATTCAACAAGCCGGTCCACGCAAGCGAGCATATCCCACGAACAACTACCCGACTGGCCGCAACCGCTTATTGCTTCCTCCATGCGCACCGCTCCAGCGAGTTTTAGCAGTCGGTGGGTTTTGTCGCGGATTGCTAGGAACATTCTTTGACCTTCCTCCGTAAAGATTCGTGGCCTGAGTTCAGAATAGTTATACATGCAGTTTAATCTTTCTTCTCGAAGCCCATAGTGTTCGCTAGCTTGATCCCATAGCCCCTTATTTTTAGTTCTCGGTTGACGGTGGCGTTGATTGTCTTAGCTACGATTTTGGCTTGTGCTTCATTATGTTGCTTGAACATCGGATCAACCCCTTGCCTCGGACCTATCCTTACATACCAAGTGTCAACACCCGGACAATACACAGCTTTAGCTAATCTCATTTCAATCCTTTTTCTCGAAGTTGTAGTGTTCTCCCGCCGCATCCAGCATCTCGCGAAATAGCTGATCCTTGGCGATGGTTTCGGGCTTCTTGGGCTTCCCGTTGTATTCAGTCTCAACGGCGTAGTTGGCCCACAGCCCGAACAGATACTTGCGGTCTAAATCCTCCAACGCGGTGCCCGCCTGCTTGCCAAAAGGCATCGGGAACGAACGCCATGGTTCGTCATCTGCTGGTGGTTCATCATCGCGCGGTACTTCGATAGGCTTAGTGGGTAGCTCGCCTTGTTCTGGTTCCTTCAGGGTCTCATTGACAACTTTGTGCTTGTAGGGGATTTCGGCATAGTCACCCCGATCAAACCGCGCGATTGCTTCCTGTAGCGCGGCTATCTCCTCCTTACTCACGGGCACGAATTCAAGTGGTATATCTTCCAGCATTTCGCTACCCGGAAGGATTGCAGCAGCTTTCTCGAAAAACTCGGTGATGACCTGCCTATCCGGTGATCCTGGCCCGGCGTTCAGCTTGGAGATCATCCATGCGCGGGTCTGAGCGGTAGCCACGGGTGGTTTGTCTGTCGCGGCCTTAGGCTTCGGCGTGGCTTGCTTTGGTGGCGGTGGTGGCGCGTCTACGCTCGGTTCTGGAGCTTCGGCGGGTGCCGTATCGTCCAGGTCTTGCGTCCACAGCTCCGAAGTGTTGGTCGCGTTGATGGCAGCGGAGACCAAGGCACGCTTAAACGCCATCTTGCGCACCGTATTCCAATAGTCGGGCGGGTTATCGTGCTCAGTCCTGCCGACATGCTGGCCAGTGATTGACGTATCATCAAAGGCGAACTTCTCGCCGCAACCGCCTTTCTTGGTGAAACATATCCAGCCTCCGCCAAACTCCTTTTTACCTTGGATAATGGAAGGTTTACCGCACTTCGGGCAGAGCCTTTCTCCTTTTCTGTACCGATACTTGGCTTCTAGCGTGGAGCAGGTGCCTACGCCGTCCCATTCCTTGCCGTTCTGGGCTTTGACACATACTATGAACTCGTACTCACGGTGCAGGTTAGGGTATTCGCGGAGAGCTTCCTTTTTGACCTGCTCGGTAAGATTGAAGGTGAGCAATAGCTTTTGTGCTCCGGGTTGGAGCAACGTCGGCTTGTCCCCAGTGCCTGGAATCTTGCCGTAGTCTTGGCCCTCCCGCATCTCTCTGGACATAACCTGCCGCACAAACTCTAGGTTTTGGTGCAGTTCATCGATGCCTAGGGCATAGGAAAGCGCGCCTCCAGTTTCCCGCACGGCTAAAGCCTGCGGTTGAACGATTTCTGCGTCTATGGTTTTGGTTGTCATGTGGTTTTGGTCTCGCTTGTTTTGACTACTTTGTGGTGTTTCCAGAAGTATTTTACCCGACATTGCGGCTTGCAGAATCTCTGCCAATCCCGTTTAACTTTGAACCTCGTGCCGCACTGCTCACAAATTCGCGTGTACTTCAGATCATCATTCATGCTAGAATGCATTTTAACGCACTGTGGGGTAGGTTGCAAGCGTTATTAACGCATAAGTGATGGACCGGCAGGGAAAAGCCCCTGGATTGCTCGCAGGGGCTTAGATTGGGGGTGGTTTTAGGCTGCTGCTTGCAGTGTGAGTTGATCTCGTGATTTCATTGACGCACTAACTGCAATTCCCGTGCCATCCCAACATTGTCCAAAGGTGAGACAGAATCGTACTGTAATAGGACAGAGCGCTAGGGATGAGGCGGTGTTGCTGGGGTGTGTTGTCGGAATTGCTTACAGTAGCTCAAGTGTCTTGAGACGGGACAACGGGATGTGGGAAACCTTCGGAAACCGTGTGCCCTAGACAAGTGTAGAGTAAAAGGTGTGTCGGCTAGGCTTACACTTGGGTGAATGTCTAAAGGGAGAGACAGTGGAATGGCTAATCTCTTCGGAAATCTGGTGTCTTGAGACAGTGCAAGGTCAAGGTGGGTGTCGGAAAGGCTTACAGTTAATTAGCTAATTCCGTGTGTCTCAAAAGCGGAAAGCCCAATTAAACGCGATTGGCATGAGTTAAGCATACTTTCGAAGGCGAGATGAAATCACAAATCAAATTCAAACTTGATGGAATCGAAGGCGAAGTAGTCAACCCTGGAGATTGGTTCGGTAGAAAGGAACAACATGCCAAGCAAGGTTAGCGCTAAGCCGCGTACAATACCCGAACT